ACAGGACGTCTACAACTCCAAAACATATTACGCAGTGGATCTGGCAAACTATCATATATTTCACGTTTGGTCATGTCAAACACTGGATAAATTTTCTTAACTTCTGTAAATGCTCCAAGTATTAGGTCAGCACGTTTACGGCGAACTTCTAGACTTTGATTGGCATCGTTGGCCTGCATACCCATGGCAACATTGACAATGTTGGGATTTACACTACAAATATATCCCGCAAAGAAGTTCATAGTGTCACTGTCGTGTAGGAAGTTATTATTGTACGGTGGTGACGATATTCGAGTTTCGCTATACTCAAAATCAAACCCCAAGCGTTTTAGTTCTTTTAACACTAACGGAACTACAATGGCTTCAGCACGATCTCTTTGCTCTACATTATGGTTGTGTACATGGTGGATGTGTAACTTATAGTCCTTGTATTCAGGATCCGTAAGTAACTTGTAGATCATACCTAGGCTGTCTAATCCGCCTGAGTACATGGCTAGGATTGTAGGTTGTTCCATATGTAAAATGTATAAACTTTGTTGACAGGGTGTTCTTGGGGAACTGGATTTAATTCTTCAGCACGGGGAAAGTAGACAGCATACTTAGTGGGCCAGTTGGGGTTTAGGAAAGCACGGGCAACTAATTTGTCACAGTTGGGCAGTATTACTTTTAACATCTGCTCGCAATAGTCTTTGCCAAATGCCAATGCGCCGTCTACTATAATTGTGTCCCAGTGTTTGTTTAGTGTAAACCAATCTTTATTCTTAATTTTAGGATCCGCATACTTGGGTTCTAAATCCCATGCTTCTGTACATAACGGTAATAACAGTTTTGTGCTACCTAACAGCAATACACGACCCGTACAATATTGCTCAAATACGCGATAATCGTCATCATTAGGAGCCGCTGGCCACTTTAAACCAGTCCAAAAATCCTTGTCATTGTGCATACCGTTGTCTAGCATTGTAGGATATTTAACGCTAAATATTACAGCAATCACGGAAACCGACTCATGCCAACTACAGAAATCAACGAACTACAACAAGCAAAAACAGCAGTCTACGAGTACTGTAAAAACATGCTGGGCGACGGTATGGTCGATGTTGAATTAGATCCTAAACACTACGAAACAGCATTAGAACGTGCTCTAGGAAAATACAGACAGAGAGGCGACAGCTCAGTAGAAGAAAGTTATATGTTCTTAACTACTGTGGAAGATCAAAACACATACACTCTGCCTAAAGAGGTTATAGAAGTACGTCAAATATTCCGTAGAAGCATTGGTTCAAGGACTGGTAGCGGATCGGGTGGTACAATATTTGAACCATTTAACCTAGCCTACACAAACACATATCTGCTTTCGAGCTCTAATATGGGCGGTATATTAACCTATGAACTTTTTGCTCAGTACCAGGAAATGATTGGTCGTATGTTTGGTAGTTTTATTGAATTCAAGTGGCATAGCCAAACACACAAACTTACATTATTGCAACGTCCACGAAACTCGGACGAAGAGTTGTTACTCTACTGCTACAACTACCGCCCAGATATTGGTATCTTAAATGATGTCTATGCCGCACAATGGGTTAAAGATTATACACTAGCAAACTGTAAATTGATGCTAGGGCAAGCCCGTGAAAAATTTGCTCAACTTGCTGGTCCACAAGGCGGAACTAGTCTCAACGGCGCCGCACTAAAAACAGAAGCCACAACTGAAATTGAAAATCTTGAAAAAGATTTGGTTACGCAAGTTGCTGGCGGCCGCGGATATACATTCATTATTGGTTAAAAAAGAGTTGACCTTGTAATAAAACTGTTATATACTAGCGTTACTTACGGAGGCGCTATGATTATAGGTGTATGCGGTTTTATTGGATCGGGCAAAGATACTATTGCCGATTATCTAGTTAATTTCCATGAATTTCGCAGAGAAAGTTTTGCCAACACGCTGAAAGATGCTGTATCAGCAGTATTTGGCTGGGACAGAACCATGCTGGAAGGGCGCACAAAAGCGGCCCGTGAATGGCGTGAACAAGTAGATCCTTGGTGGGCAGAACGGTTGGACATGCCTAATCTTACTCCACGCTGGATCTTACAATACTGGGGTACAGAAGTGTGCCGTAAAGGATTCCACGATGACATTTGGATTGCCAGTTTAGAAAATAAACTACGCAACAGTCTAGACGATGTGGTAATTTCAGACTGTAGATTCCCTAACGAAATTAAATCAATTCGTGATGCTGGCGGTATCATTGTATGGGTAAAGCGTGGCGAATTACCTGAGTGGTACGATATTGCTGTGGAAGCAAATCAAGGCAATAATGTAGCAATCAACGAGTTAAAAATGAAGAAAATCCATGCCAGCGAAACTGCATGGGTAGGCACAGAATTTGATGTAGTATTAGATAACAATGGCAGTATAGACGACTTATATGCTGAAGTTAGAAATCTGGTGTTAGATCTCCTTGCTTCCATTTCACTCCCTCACGATGTAAAGACCGTTGACAGTTTGCACATATAGTTTTAAGATTAGCAGGACGGCAGTTAGTTAAATCACCGTCAACATGGAACACATTAAACACTTCTCGAAACTTGCTTTTATATCCGCATTTTTCACAGTAGTCCTTTTGTCTATATCCTAATCTATACCATAACGGTGTGCCAGGACTTGTACCACTGGCACAGCCATCGCACTTAGTTCTATAGTAAGCACGATTATTCTTATAATAGTTCACAGCACAGGGTTTGCGCTGACATATTTTGCATAAAGGTCGCATAAACTATTTATACCACCCCTTTTAGAGCCCTTTTCGTGGTTGTATAACAGAGCATTTTACCTTATCTCCGCTAAATATTGTTAGAGCTTAAAAGAAGAGCTAATTAGGAGATAAGGATATGGCTTTAACTTCCCCAGGCGTACAGGTTTCCGTAATTGACGAAAGTTTTTACACACCTGCTGAACCCGGTACACGCCCACTGTTTATTGTTGCTTCGGCACAGAACAAATCTAACGGTGCTGGTACAGGTACAGCACAAGGTACACTAGCCGCCAACGCAGGCAAGGTTTATTTAATTACAAGTCAACGTGATTTAGTTGACACATTTGGCGACCCAACATTCCGTGTTGACGCTAATAACAACCCAATTCACGCAGGTGAGTTAAACGAATACGGTCTACAAGCCGCTTACAGTTACTTAGGTGTAAGCAATAGTTCATTTGTTGTTCGTGCAGATTTAGATTTAGAAAAATTAGTAGCCAGCGCAGATGCTCCTGGCGGTGCACCAGTAGATGGTACATTCTGGTTAGACAGCGATGCTACAACATATGGTATTTTTGAGTGGAACGGTGCTGCCGCTACTTCAACAGGCGGACAGAGTTTTACTAACAAAGTTCCAACAATCGTTACAACTGGTACTCCAGCAAACAGCGTTGGTGCAGTTGGTACATACGCAATTTCATACAATGCTAACAATACATCAACAGGACACTTAGTTAAAGTTTATTACAAGAGTGCATTTGAAGGTGACGGCGATGTTGGCACAGCAACATGGGTACAAGTTGGCTCCAGCGAGTGGGCAAGAGCACACGCAGTAATTACACCAACATTATCAGGCTATACACCTGGCGCAACAACTTCAGGTGGCACACTAGGATTTAGAGTTGACACAGGATCTGGTTTAGGATCCGAAGTGACTGTATTAACAACAGGAACAACTATTGCTCAAGTAGCGGCTGATATCAATCTTGCGGCTATTGCAGGAGTTGGCGCTCGTGTTGTTAATAATTCGTTGAACATTTTTGCAAAAACAAATGATGTTAAGGCAATTGCTATTAGTTCAGTTCTTCCATTGACATTATCAGAATTAGGTATGGTAACAGGTACATACTATGCTCCAGATTTTGTTGTTGGACCGCATACTGATGTTCCTACATGGAAGCGTGGCAAACCATCACCAAACGTTGCTCGTCCAACAGGATCTGTATGGATTAAAACAACAGAACCTAACTTAGGTGCTCGTTGGAGAGTTAAAATCTACAACGGAACAACTCAGTTATGGGACGAAGCAGATGCGCCATTGTACGCAACTAACCAAGCGGCTAACTATGGTATCGATCCAACTAAAGGCGGATTCGGTATTCCAGTTAATGCTGTGTATGTTCAATACAACTATGATGAAAATGTACAACCTTTAGCAGAATTCCGTGTAATGCGTAGAGCACGTAGTGGCTCAACTGTTGTAAAAACAAAACAAATTACCAACACTACTTTGTCAGCAAGTGCATATTCAATCTCATTGGCTGCAAGTCAATCAGGAACTGCTACTCTAGCACAAGGTACTGTGACATTTACTGCAACTGGTGTAGCCGCAAGCACTGCCGCAAATTTAGCGGCTGCAATTAATAGTGCTAACATTGGCGCAATTGAAGCCAGCGTAACCACTGATAACCGTGTGCAAATTGAAAACACAATCGGTGGCGATATTAGATTTGCTGACCTAGGCGACAGTACGACAGCAGTGACAGCATTGGGTCTTATCAGCGAAAATACTAATGTTTACGCATTAGGCGCACCAGACAACACCTATGCTTATGTAGGTAGTAACTGGATTCCACGTACATTTGCTGGTACTCAACAAACATATTTTATCGACACAGCCGCACCAACTACATTAGTTGCTGACGGTGAACTATGGTATAGTTCAGTTGTTGATGAAGTTGACTTAATGATACATGATGGCGCCACATGGGTAGGTTACGGTAACTTCTACGGTGACACAGACCCTGAAGGTCCTATTGTTTCAGCAACACAGCCAACAACATTTGCAGATGGCACAACAGAAATCGATGCTGCCGCAGATGGTCAAATTTGGATCGATACCAGCGATATTGAAAACTATCCAGTAATCAAACGTTGGAACGGCGATCTATTAAAGTGGATCACATTAGATACTTCAGATCAAACTACAGAAAACGGTGTATTGTTTGCAGATGCACGTTGGTCTGACAGCGGCGACATGGAAGATCCTGCAACAATCGCAGAACTATGGATCAGCGATTTCTTAGACTTCGATGCCCCAGATCCTGCACTATATCCACGTGGAATGATTTTATTCAATCTACGTCGTAGCGGATTTAACGTTAAGAGATTCAAACGTAATTATGTTGACTTAACAGCAGACAACAAGCGTATGGGCGATGTAAGCATGGAAATGTATTATCCACATCGTTGGGTAACAGAGTCTGGTAACCAAGCAGACGGCAGCGGTTCATTTGGACGCCATGCACAACGTAAGGTTATCATCCAAGCGTTACAAGCATTGGTAAACAGCAATGAAGATATCCGCGATACAGAAGTTCGTTCATATAACTTAATGGCTTGCCCTGGATATCCTGAATTAATCGGTGAAATGGTTTCATTGAACTATGACAGAGGTTTAACAACTTTCGTTGTAGGCGATACACCTCCACGCTTAACTCCAGATGCTACAACAATCAATGATTGGGGTAACAACGTTGCACTAAGTCTACAAGACGATGACAACGGATTAGTAAGTTACGATGAGTACTTAGGTGTGTTCTATCCATGGGGCTTTACAAGCGACAATGCAGGACGCGATATTGCAGTTCCTCCAAGTCACATGATTTGCCGTATGATTGCGCTAAACGACCAAGTGGCTTATCCATGGTTTGCTCCAGCAGGTACACGTCGTGGCGGTATTACAAACGCAACAGCAGTTGGTTATGTAACTAGCGAAGGCGAGTTCCAATCAGTAGCATTGAACGAAGGTCAACGTGATACATTATACAATGTAAAAGTTAACCCAATTACATTCTTCACAGGCGCAGGATTGGTAAACTTTGGACAGAAGACTCGTGCAAGAAATGCCAGCGCATTAGATCGTATTAACGTAGCACGTTTGGTAATTTATCTACGCAGTCAGTTGAATAAACTTGCTAAACCATATATCTTTGAACCTAACGACAAGATCACTAGGGATGAGATCAAGCAACAGGTTGAAAGCCTATTGCTAGAATTAGTCGGACAACGTGCTCTATACGACTTCTTAGTTGTTTGTGACGAAAGTAACAATACACCTAATAGAATCGATAGAAACGAATTGTATGTTGACATTGCGATTGAACCAGTTAAGGCTGTGGAATTCATTTACATTCCAGTACGCTTGAAGAATACTGGCGAAATTGCAGGGTTATAAGGCTAAGATAAATAATTACAGGAGACTATAAAGAATGTCTATTTCAACATTAAGCAAATTATCGGTGCCCTTAGCCAGTGACCAGTCAGCAAGCAGTCAAGGCTTGTTGATGCCTAAACTAGCATATAGATTTAGGATCACATTTGAAAACTTTGGAGTATCGACACCAACAACAAACTTAACCAAGCAAGTTGTTGAAGCAAAACGTCCAGAAGTAACTTTTGATTCAGTAGAATTACCTGTGTATAACAGCCGTGTTTACATGGCTGGTAAACACAAGTGGAATCCAGTTACTTGCAAACTACGTGACGATGCAACAGGAGAAGTACAGAAGTTAGTAGGTGAGCAACTACAGAAACAATTTGACTTCTTTGAACAAAGTTCAGCGGCATCTGGTATTGATTACAAATTTACTACCAGATTAGAAATGCTAGACGGCGGTAACGGTGCTAACGTTCCTACAGTATTAGAAACATGGGAATTGTATGGTTGCTTTTTAACTACAGCATCATACGGTACAGTTAACTACGGAAGCAATGATGCAGTAACTATTGATTTAACAATTCAGTATGATAACGCAATCCAAAGCCCACAAGGCACAGGCGTTGGTACAGCAGTAGGAAGAGCTCTTGGAACTCTCGCTACAGGCGGCTAATTAACTCCGGGAGCAATATAAAAGGACACTTCGGTGTCCTTTTTCTTTATATAAGCGGTTAATCGCTGTCGATAAATAATTGTATGGCAAACTTACTCAACGGTTTTTTAAACAACTTTTCTTCAGGTCTAGGTAATCCTAAGGGCACCCTTGGCGATTTTCAACACGCGGCAAGACTTTATAATGGTCAGGCTATGCGACTTGCTCCTAAAGGCAAGTGGATGTATCATGTGGTTTTAAACATTAATCCACGTGCATTAGGATCTGCGAAATTTGACATACAAAAACATGGTACTGCTATCAATATGTTAGTTAAATCTATTGATTTGCCTAAATTTAGAGTTAACGTTGAGAAGCCACAGCAATACAATAAGAAAAGACAGATACATACTAGGTTAGAATACGATCCAGTATCAGTAGTATTTCACGATGACAATTTTGGATTAACAACAAACTTATGGGCCATGTACTATGGTTACTATTTTGCAGATAGCAAACACGGTGCTAGTCTGGGCTCAGGTACAGCCGGTCAACTACTGTCAGGAGTTGGCAATTTAGTTTCTGGTTTTATTCCAGGTAACAACGGACTGTTAGGCGCAGTAAAGAATTTTCTAGGTGGAGCAGCCGCTGGTGTTCCTGCTGCCTATCAAAGAAATTCTTATAAAAATGAAGCACTGAATAAATTTAGATACGGATTAGACAACGGATCTAGCGCACCATTCTTTAGTAGCATACAGATTTTTCAATTAGCAAGACATCAGTATCAGAGTTATACATTAATTAATCCAGTAATCACTAGTTGGTCACACGACAGTTTGAATAATTCTTCAACAGAGGTTTCAGGCAATACTATGCAGATAGCCTACGAAGCAGTGATATACGGCGCCGGCGCTGTAAGTCGAGGAAACCCTAAAGGGTTTGCCACAGAATTCTATGACAATCAGCCTAGCCCGTTGGGATTATTAGGCGGAGGTACAACTAGTTTATTTGGCCAAGGCGGTATACTTGGCGGTATCGGTGACATACTCAGCGACCTTGGACCCGGTGGTAATGGATTTACTTTAGGTACACTGATCAAAGGTGTTAACATTTATAACAATGCTAAAAAACTTACCCGAGAAGGTATTCGTCAAGAAGGATTTAATATTTTTAAATCTGCACTAGGAGCCAGCACAGGCATCGACGTCAGTGGTGTAGCCAATGTATTATTTCCTAAACAGGCAGGTACCGGACAGACTTCAACCACTCCGGCTACTGCACCCAAAGAAACTGCAAAAACCAATACCCCTGATCAAAGACAAAGTGCATTGGCTAAAAATCCAGCGGCAAAAACTGCCTTGGTCGATTTAGCAATTAAATCAGGCGTTGTACCGGCTGGAACAAACGCATCAACACAAGTCGATAGTTTAATTAATTCTGGAAGAAATACTAAACTCAACGGCCTGGCAGATAAAATAATTTCAACAGCAGGATAACTATGACAAATTTAGCACAGAGCAGTAATCTACCACAGACAGAACAGACAGATTCTGGAGAAAAGGTCCGTACATTCTTTGACACGTACTTTGTGGAAGCCATTAGTTTCCCAGCAGAACAAATCGATGCTACTGTAGGATTCTTTCGCAAGAGAGGATTCGATGAACTAGCCAGTCAATCTACGGCCATAGTATTACTACAACAGGCCAAGTTAGACGGTGTTAATGTTTTTACATTATTAGACACATTAAAAGGCCTAGAAGATATCAAACTCAGTGCTGTAGTTGCCGAAGTTCTTAACTACAATCGTCAAAAAATTTCCACACTAGGATATCGCCAACAAGGGCAGGGCGATTTTTTAGAAACTCGTAATATTGTTGTATGAAAAAATTTGCACAGGGAAAATTTGCTCTAAAGAACCCTGAAAAATATATGGGTAATCGTACACCCACTTATCGTAGCAGTTGGGAATGGGCAGTGATGCAGATGTTTGACAACAATCAATCTATCGAAAAGTGGGGCAGTGAAGTTGTCAAAGTTCCTTACAGAGATCCCCTAACCGGCAAACACACAATCTATGTACCAGATTTTTTTGTAGTTTACAATGATAAAAACGGACGTAAACATGCAGAAGTTTGGGAAGTCAAACCCGCTAGTCAATCAGTATTAGAAAAAGTTGGGCGCAGTAAAACCAATCAAGCCGCATATATTAAGAACATGGCTAAGTGGGAGGCCTGTCGTGCATGGTGTAAACAACAAGGAATAATGTTCAGGGTTGTATCGGAAAACGATATTTTCCACAACGGCAAGCGATAAGTAGTTTGCTATGTTATACACCTTTGCGCCGTTCTCTGTACCCATTTTTATGACTGACGTCTGCTGGACAGATAAACAGATCATTCATAATATAGTTACAGAAGCAGATAACAAAACGTTTGGACAAAAATTAAATCTTGAACAGGATTCTCGATTTGATTCTTTAAAACAACTAATCTTAGATAAAATTCCAGAAATAGCAGATAGGTTAGGATTAGATACTCCTGCCTGCGATATTCCAAGTATGTGGCTTAACCACTATACTGAGAATCAGTTTATACATCCGCACTGGCATGTCAACAGTTGGTTGAGTGGAGTCTATTATCCTTATGGCTGTGAATCGAGTCCCATTAGTTTTGAAACACCCTTGCCCTGTCCTACAATAAGCCCTAGTATAAAACGTAGATCGCAATTTAATCAAGAAATAGCAGAATATCGACTTAAAACTGAATCTTTATTGATATTTCCTAGTTGGCTGAGACACTATACTGTACCAACAGGACCAGAAGAAAAATTAAGCATAGCATTTAATATTTGGCCGCGTGGCTTATTACAGAGCGATGCAATTAGTAAAGTTGTGACTTAATTAAGGATAAGTATTGTATGACTAAAAAACTTGAAGAATTACTTAATTTGCCTGAAAATCAAGAAATCGTCAAAGATGATCTTGTTAAACAGCAACAACAAAACAGAGCCAAAGAAAAACAAGTGGCTAGAGATAATGCTCCAGCAGAAAACCTATTTCGAGAAATAGGAGACATTGATAAGATCGCTGCCGCACTACCACAGGTTAAAGGTTTAGGCGATATAGCAGACAGCGAATTAGATGCACTGGCACAAAAAGCCACCGATGCCTATGAAGATTTAGTGGACCTGGGCATGAACGTTGAACCACGTTACAGTGCTAGAATTTTTGAAGTAGCACAGACAGCACTGAAAAATGCCATAGATGCTAAGTCAGCAAAAATAGATAAAAAGCTCAAGATGATTGAACTACAGCTCAAAAAGCAGAAGTTGGATCAGGACGCTAAACCAGCAGGAGATGACGATATTCAAGGCGAAGGATATTTGATTACAGATCGCAATAGCCTGTTAGAAAAATTAAAGAATATGAAATAAATACAGTAGTGGGGAAAACTATGAAATCATTTAACGAATACTTAACAGAAAGCAAAAAAACATACGAGTTCAAGATTAAAATTGCCGGTGATTTAGATGGCGAATTTAAGACTAAACTCAAGGGTGCTATGGAACGTTTTTCCATTGTAAAAATGGACAATGGCAAACGATTGCCCATTGCAGAAAGACACTTGGATTTCCCAGAATTAGAAAATACTAATGTTACAGTATTCAACGTTGAACTCAACTACCCAACTACTACACAAGTTTTAGAAAACTACGTTAGTCAAGTCTGCGGTTGTGAACAGAATCGTGTAAGAGTTCGTACTGCTAATCAAGATGCAGAACAGGCAGAATTAAACTTTAATAAAGAACAAGACGACGCTCTTCTTACTACAGAAGAACTTGGCGGAGAAAGTGCGCAGGATAAAGTTGGAGAGAAACACATATCAAGTTTCTTAAAAGGTCTAGCCGCTGACGCAAAGTCCCGTCAAGATTCACAAGTACACAAAGAAAAAGCATCTGAAATGCCAGAGTCTGGGGCTAGTATCAGTCCAATTGGCTCCAAAACTCTAAAAGGAAAAAAATAATCATGGACATGAAAAAAATATTAGGCATTGTCGACGGCAATGTAGAAAAGAAAACACTTAACGAAAATATTGAAGAATGTGGAATGGGCGGTATGGGATCTAGCATGCCAAGTACACCTCCAGTAACAATGAGTGTAAATTTAAATGCACAGGGCGTAGACAACATTAAAGAATTGTTAAACCTAATGCGTTCAGCAGAGTCCGGCATGGGACACGATCACAGTCCAGCACCAATGGGCATGCCAATGCCAGCAGTTGGTTTAGATATGCCAATCAAAGTTACTAAAATTGGTGGTGACGATGACATAGGCGATGAGCCTGAAATGAAACCAGCAGGCGGCGACGGCGATCGCGGTATGTCTCAAATTAGGGATCTTATTGCAAAAGCAGATAAACCTAAAGAATATGCCAACGAACCAGAAGAAGCATACGCAGGTGTTGATAGTGTGACTACAGATGCAGGCGGCGGCGTAAATGAACCTAAAGATCCAGCAGACATTCGTGTTAAAGATCCTAGCGGTTACGAGCAAGCAGAAGAAGAGTATGCTAATGAGCCTGATGAACAGTACAGTGATCATAACACAATGATCAAAGACTTGTCTGGCGGGATCAACAGAGAAAAACAACAGTATGCTAAGGCACAAGACGGCGACAATGCAATGGCAGTTCGCGAAGCCAGCATTAGACGTCAGTTGGATTCTATGTGGAAAGAAATCAAAGAAGGACCCAGCGATTCAGCAGAGCACATTCCAAAAGACTATCAGACAAAGGAACCTTTAAAGAAAGGCCCAGACGGTAAATGGCGCAACAGCAAAGGCGAAGAGCGCGATGGTATGTACGGTGCTCCAATTGGTGGCGTCCCCGGCTTTGGAAAGCCGCGTGGAATGATGGGTTCTAAATAAAATTTATTAATTCGTCGGCAGTTGCATTGTGATTAAGACAATGCCAAATAGGCTCTTCGGAGCCTATTTTTTTCAGTAAATAAACATATGGCTAGTAAATCATTAGACGGCGTACTGATTAAAAAGGCTAATCGCCAAGAACGCTTTACGGAACAACAGATCTCAGATCTATCGCAGTGTGCTGACCCTGAACTAGGATATCTGTATTTTGCTAAGAATTTCTTTTATATTCAACATCCGGTTAAAGGCAAGTTACTGTTTGAACCATTTGACTATCAGGTAAACCTACTACACAGTTATCACAATCATAGATTTAACATTAATATGTTGCCACGTCAAAGTGGTAAGACTACCTGTGCGGCTGGGTACTTGTTGTGGTACGCTATGTTCCATCCGGATCAAACTATTCTAGTAGCCGCGCACAAATATACAGGCAGTCAGGAGATTATGCAACGCATACGCTATGCCTATGAAGACTGCCCAGACCACATACGCTGTGGCGTAACTAACTATAACAAAGGGAGTATTGAATTTGATAATGGATCACGTATTGTATCAGCAACTACTACTGGCAACACTGGTCGCGGTATGTCAATATCCTTACTATACTGTGATGAGTTTGCATTTGTACAACCAAACATTGCGGACGAGTTTTGGACATCTATTTCACCAACGCTAGCCACTGGTGGTCGTGCAATTATTACTTCAACACCCAACAGTGACGAAGATACTTTTGCTATTATTTGGAAAGAAGCAGAGAAGAAATTTGACGAACACGGCAACACTACAGATGTAGGTGTTAACGGATTCCACAGTTTTAGAAGTGAATGGTGGGAACATCCAGACCGTGACGATGCATGGAAAACTGTAGAATTAGGACGTATTGGTGAAGAACGTTTCCGTCGAGAATACGGCTGTGAGTTCTTGGTCTACGATGAAACATTGATTAACAGTATCTGCCTTGCTGGACTAGAAGGTCGGGAACCTATACTAAAAATGGGACAATGTCGTTGGTATAAACAGCCCACTGACGATATGATATATGCTGTGGCACTAGACCCAGCACTGGGCACTGGCGGTAACTATGCGGCCATACAAGTGTTAGAATTACCTACTATGGTGCAGGTAGCAGAGTGGTATCATAATACCACAGCCATAGAAGGACAGATAAAAATCCTCAAAGATATCAACAAATATATTGCTGATTGCTGTCCGCGAACACAGGGCAGTAACGTCTACTGGAGCATTGAAAACAACACAGTGGGTGAAGCGGCACTGATTGTTGTTAAGAACATAGGCGAAGAAAACATACCCGGAATGTTCATCGCAGAACCCATACGTAAAGGGCATGTTCGCAAGTTCCGTAAAGGGTTTAATACCACACATCGCAGTAAAATTTCAGCCTGTAGCAGATTAAAACACTTAATTGAGACAAACAAATTAAAAATAAACAGTAAAGCATTGATATCGGAACTTAAAGCCTTTATTGCATCAGGCATTAGTTTTAAGGCTAAATCTGGTGAAACAGACGATTTAGTAAGTGCTATGTTACTGGCTGTACGTATGAGTGCTGTAATGGCGGATTGGGATCAGCGTGTTTTTGAAGTTATGAGCGGCAGAATTGACGACGAAGACAGCGACTGGGAGCCGCCAATGCCCATATTTGTTTCCACTGGATTCTAATAAATACTACTATGAAAGATTTAACCACAATTTCCACCGATCTTTTTAACAAAGTTCGCAGTAGATTTTCTAATGTAAAATTAGGGGATCAAGCAGGCGTTGTTATCACAGATCCAGCCAACGCAAGATTTTTTGATTTAGACTTTACCCACGAGGGCTCTAGTCTGGGACATGTCAACATTAAAATTGACGATCAAAGTCTTACTGTAATCTATAACGATTCCATGGTGGAAGGACAAAACGCCAATGCTAAAAATGATTGGTATGATTTTTTAAAAGAATTACGTATGTTTGCCAAGTCAAACATGTTGAATTTTGATACTAGAGATATAACAAAAACTAATCTAGACAAGAGAGATTACGAATATCTAGCACAGGAAAACGGAGAAACAAAAATGAGTGAATCAAAACTATGGGGAACTAGTAAAACCAGTTTCCAAGACATGGGCGAGGCAAAGATTATTGTCAAGCACAGTCAACCAGTTAACTATGCTGTTCCAGCAGGCCGCACAATGCACATTGACAGCATTTATATTGAAAACGCCGTTGGAGAAAGATTCCGTTATCCACATCGTCATTTAAACGGTGCTCGTGCAATGGCCACACACGTATCCAATGGCGGTACTGTATATGATGCAATTGGCACACATATTTCCGGCCTAAGCGAAGAACTAAGCAAGTTACGTCAATTTAAAAATTACACTCAGCGTAATGGATTACAAGAAACTCTAAGCGATATCTCCGATCTAGTATTAACTCGTATATCTGATATTAAAGAACAGATTTATAAATTACAACGTCAAAATTATTATGCAGAGTTTAAAGAAAGTTTTAAACCTTCACGCGATTTACCAATTCCAGAAGAAACAGTTAACACTTGGATCGATGCATTAACTATTAAAACATTTAATGAAGAATTAAAATCCGTATTCCCATTCATCTACAAACTAGTTGACCAACCAGAATCAATTGGTTACGAAGACCTAGTAGGTGAGAGTAAAGTATGTGATGTCTGTGAAAAATCACCTTGCGAGTGTGATGAAGATTTGGAAGAACACGATCATCTGGCAGATTTTGAAAGCCATTTGGATGACATCAGCACATTTGAATATGACATGCCACAACAACAGCAACCACAGCAGGCTCCAAATCCTCGCGAAGTTGTTGAGTTTATCATGAGCATGTATGATCAAGAGCAAGGAACTTTTCCTAAAGGTGAAGAAGGTGTAAAAATTGCTGTTGAAAAACGATTTGGCGATCATGCAGGACAATTTGCAGGTCAAGTAGTTGAAAGACTAAGTGCTAAAGAACAAGCACAGCAAGGTCCAGATTTTGAGTCAATGCAAGGCGCAATTCAAGAAGCCGCCGATGCCGCAACAGTTGGTGAGTTAGAAGCCGCAATTAAAAAGTTTCAACAAGCGGCTGGCATAGCGGCTGACGGTAAGATGGGTCCAGCAACACAAAAGGCTATGCAAGCGGCTAAAGCACAAAAACCAGCACCGGGCGGAGCACCGGCACCAGCGGCAACAACTGCACCGGCAGCGGCACCAGCACCAGCAGATGAATATGCTCCTAAGAAATCTGGAGCATACGCGGCAGCACAACAACAATATGATCAACCTGCGACAGCACCTGCTCCTGCGCCACAACCTTCCGCTCAGGGATCTGCGGCAGGATTTGCTCCGGCACAAGGTGGTACAACTAATACTTCAACAAAAACAAATGTATCAGGAACAATTAAAATGGGCAAACCCGAAGGCCCTATTCAATTTAACGGAAAAACTGTACAACCTGGTCAGCCGGAATATGCGGCCGCAAGCCAAGCATTATTAGCACAACAACAGAAAGCACAACAGGCAAAACAGAACTTTGGTAAACAACCTACACCATCAACTGCTCCTGTAGGACAAGGTGCCGCTAACGCAAACAGACAGGATTTTTAATTATGAGAGCACATGAAATTATAAAAGAAGATGACCAATTAAACGAATTTCTTCCGTTATTAGCCGCTATTCCTTCTTTAATCTCTTGGGCATTTACGGCATGGAGTGCTTACGCAATCTATAAAGTTGCTAAAGAAAAAATAGATAAAACCGGCGGCGATCCTAGTAAATTAACCGAAGACGATTGGTGGGATATTGGCATTGGCATTGTTACGTCGGTAGTGCTTAACAAAATTCCAGGAGTAGCCGGTGCTATTAAAAACAGACTGGCTAGAGTTACACCCGAAGAAAAAGCCAAAGCAGTTGCAATAATCAAACCAAAGGTTATGGATTTATTTAGATCTGATGCGGCAGTGGCTACAGGCGCAACTACTTTTGCCTACGCACAGAAAAAATAAAACGGTAAAACTACTCACATTTAAAGCAAGAAATGTCTTGCTTTACTAAATAAAAGTGCGTACAATAACATGTATGCACTTTTTGTTTTACAGTTGGTGTAAAACAAATATAGGCAAAAAAGGCATATTAAAAGGAGAACATTATGGCCACATTAGCAGAAATTCGTGCAAAACTACAGGCACAAGAAACAAGATCAAGCGGCGGTGACCGCCCCGTTGGTGACAACGCAATCTATCCGTTCTGGAACTTAGAGCAAAACAAAGAATCCACAGTACGTTTCCTACCAGATGGTAATGGAGACAATACTTTCTTTTGGGCTGAACGCTTGATGATTAAACTGCCATTCGCTGGCATTAAAGGCGAAACTGACAACAAACAAGTACAAGTACAGGTTCCATGTATGGAAATGTATGGCGAGACTTGCCCAATCCTCAGCGAAGTTCGCGGTTGGTTTAAAGACAAGAGTCTTGAAGAGCAAGGTCGTAAGTACTGGAAAAAGCGTAGTTACATTTTCCAAGGTTTCGTTGTTGAAGATGGTTTGAAAGAAGAAGGCCAACCAGCAAACCCAATTCGTAGATTTATCATTGGTCCTCAAATTTTCCAATTGATCAAGTCTGCATTGGTCGATCCTGAGTTGGAAGAATTGCCAACAGACTTTGCTCGTGGTGTTGACTTTAAACTAGTTAAAACATCCAAAGGCGGCTATGCTGATTACTCTACATCAAAGTGGAGTCGTCGTGAGCGTCCATTAACTGATGCGGAACTTGACGCAGTTAAGGCACACGGTCTATTCAACTTGAATGACTTTTTACCTAAGAAGCCAGGTGATGTTGAACTCAAAGTTATCAAAGAAATGTTTGAAGCCTCAGTTAATGGCGATGCCTTTGATAAAGATGCGTGGGGACAGTACTTCCGTCCAGCAGGCATGAGCGCCGCAACTGGTGATCCTAACAAGGGTACATCTGTGGCAGATCATGATGTCGATCCAGACGAAGCACCTGCCAAAGCCAGTGCGCCAGCACCAAAGGCTGAAACTGCATCTGCTCCAGCAAGTGGTAGTGGTCGTGCAGAAGACATCCTTGCGATGATTCGCAATCGTCAAAAGCAATAATAGACAACACGGCTCGGACTGTGGGACATAGTTCCTTCGTCCGAGTTCTTCACCACCATCAAGGAGAATAATAATGGCAAAATTAAAGAAACTAGCAAAAGTAAACGAGTCAATCACACTTAACCGCTATGACAATGGCTTTATGGTTGAAGTGGGCGGCCGTGATGAAGACAGCGAATGGAAGACAGCAAAGATTCTTTGTAGTTCAGAAGAAGAAATGCTTGCTGTAGTTAAAGAGTGGAATTCAATGGAGGTCGACAACTAATGGCTTCTAAAGCATTTGACTTATCAAAATTCCGTAAGACTCTGACTAAGAGCATTGACGGATTAGGTGTTGGATTTAACGATCCAACAGACTGGATCAGTACAGGCAATTATGCCTTGAACTATTTGATCAGCAGTGACTTTAACAAAGGTGTTCCTTTGGGTAAAGTTACAGTTCTTGCAGGTGAGTCTGGTGCAGGTAAATCATATATCTGTTCAGGTAATCTTGTAAAAGCCGCTCAAGAACAAGGCATTTATGTTGTTCTTATTGACAGTGAAAACGCACTGGACGAGGCTTGGTTACACGCACTAGGTGTTGACACAAGTGAAGAGAAGTTGCTTAAACTTAACATGGCTATGATTGATGACGTTGCTAAGACTATCAACGAATTCATGAAAGAGTATAAAGCAATGGAAGAGCGTCCAAAGGTTCTGTTTGTCATTGACAGTCTTGGTATGTTGTTAACTCCGACTGACGTTAACCAGTTTGAAGCAGGTGATTTGAAAGGTGACATGGGCCGTAAACCTAAGGCACTGACAGCACTGGTTCGTAATTGCGTAAACATGTTTGGTAGTTACAATGTTGGTTTAGTTTGTACTAATCACACATACGCAAGTCAAGATATGTTTGATCCAGATGACAAAATTTCAGGCGGACAAGGTTTCATTTATGCGTCTAGTATTGTTATTGCTATGCGTAAATTGAAATTGAAAACAGACGCAGATGGCAATAAAACTACAACTGTTAACGGTATCCGTGCCGCATGTAAGATTATGAAAACTCGTTATGCTAAACCGTTCGAGTCAGTACAGGTCGAGATTCCTTATGAAACAGGCATGAGTCCATACAGTGGTATGGTTGACTTGTGCGAAGCCAAAGGTATCTTAACAAAAGATGGCAATAGACTTAAATACGTTTCAATAGATGGTACAGAAATTAAGATGTATCGTAAGGAATGGGAACGTAATGAAGAAGGCGGTCTGGATAAGATTATGCTGGAATTCAACCAGTCCATTGCTAATAAAAATGCAAAACCAACTATTGATCAAGACACGGGAGAGATCTTAGAAAATGTTGACTGAAGATCATATCATTGATATATGGACAGGATTAAAAGAGTTTTTTGATAAAAAACAAATTGAAACTGTTGCTAGTAAGTATGTAGACGTTCTTGCCGATAATGGTGTTCAGGATCATGTATTCAAAGCCGCAATAGGTGGAGATGAAGATCTAGATGCGGCCATCGAATACTATCTCGATGACTGGGACGGCGAATCCGATGAAGATGTCACATACGGTGAAGATGATTGGGAAGAGGACTAAGTGGGTTGGTATAATCAAGTTTCAAGGGATATCAGTAATATCCCAGATGCTGTGGATCATTTTGAAGCCGAATTGTTGGCCGCAAAACATGAATGCCGTATAACGGGTAATTTAGAAAAGGCAGCGGCAATGATGCCTGGTATCGTCGAACAACGATTTAATCAACTTCAAGAAATAGAGGCTATTCTTGAGTATTTGAATATTGAATTACGAAGACTTAAGAGTAGCCATTTCCGTAAATATTTAGAAAACTACGCCCGAGCACTCAGTAGTAGAGATGTAGAAAAATATGTTGACGGTGAAGCAGACGTAGTTGATATGGAAAAAATTATCAATGAGTTTGCATTACTGCGTAACAAATGGTTAGGCATTACCAAAGCACTAGATCAAAAACAATGGCAGATTACTAACATTGTTAAATTGCGTGTTGCTGGTATGGAAGACGCCACGCTATAAACTTTAGGGTTGCATAATGGTTAAATACTACTATTATGCGACCTATTCCTATTTTTATTGGGTACGATCCCAGAGAAGCAATAGCATACCATGTATGCGTTAACAGCATCATTAGACACTCTAGTGTGCCTGTTAGTATCACACCTTTAGCATTAAACAATTTTAAAGATTATACCGAAACTCATACAGACGGTAGCAATCAATTCATCTACAGTAGATTCCTTGTTCCTTACTTGACTGGCTTTTCTGGCCATGCAATCTTCATGGATGGCGATATGATTGTGCGTGGTGACATTGCAGAACTATGGGATTATCGTAATCACAATCATGCTGACGTGCAGGTTGTAAAGCACGATTACAAAACACGGATGCCCGTTAAGTATCTTGGCTCAAAGAATGAAGACTACCCACGTAAGAACTGGAGTAGTGTAATGCTGTTCAATTGCAATAACTTCCCAACAAAAAAACTAACACCCGAGTATATTCAAAAATCTACAGGCGCACATCTACATAGATTTGAATGGACCGAGGATAGCCGTATTGGCGAACTGCCTCCAGAATGGAATTGGTTACCCGACGAATACGGCGAAAACAAAAATGCAAAATTGTTGCACTACACACTGGGCGCACCTTGTTTTCACGACTTTGCAGATACACCGCAGGGTTCGGAATGGCATCGCGAACGTATATTAACAGAATACTGTCAACAGCGAGATATCAAATGACTGTTGATTTAAATTTAGAATATAGAGAAAGTCGTCGACACTCAGGAAAATGGCTTTGGCCTGTGGAGGATATATGGGCATGGAAATGGCTTAATAAAATTGGTCATTTTGATTTACCAATACAAATTAGTAAACTAGTTTTGTCGAAAGATTTAGTGATACAAGCCGGGGGAAACTGCGGACTATATCCAAAACAATACAGTAAAATTTTTAACAATGTTGTAACGATAGAACCTGATAGTCGAAATTTTTTCTGTTTGTGCGAAAATGTTAAAGAAGATAATGTAATAAAATATCAAAAAGCACTAGGTGATAAACATGGTTATGTAAAACTCGATACTAATCCTCGCTGGAACGAAACTAACACCGGAGCATTAAAAATTGCCGGCGGTGGAGCGATTGAACAAATAACTATAGACTCGTTAAGTTTAGCACCTTCATTAATTCATTTAGACATCGAAGGATTTGAAGGGTTTGCATTATTGGGTGCAAAGAACACAATAACTAAACACAAGCCATTGATAGTCTTAGAAACAAACGGCAGCGGTGACGAATATGGCTGGCCGCAAGAAAAAATTGACGAGTTATTATATTCTTGGGGATATAAAATTATTCAAAAATGGGATCACGATACAGTTTATGAGAACAATTAAACAATTAGAAGAAGACTTCTTAAATTTAAAAATACATCCAACATCATGGCTGGGTGATAGTCCATCGAGGTTCGATACTTACAAAAAATATGCGACAATGGTCGACACTATTGTCGAATTTGGTGTTTACACTGGATTAAGTACAACTGCTTTTTTAGCCGGCAATCCAAATAAATTAAGAAGTTATGATATAACAGATGTTAATTTATCCATATTACCAGAATTAAACAATTACGCAAACACCAATAATATTGATTTTCAATTTATAATAGGAAACAGTTTAGAAATTGAAATAGATAATACAGACTTATTGTTTATAGATACTGTTCACAAAAGAAAACATACAGAAGCAGAATTGCAACGTCACTCTAAAAATGTAAACAAGTATATCATACTACATGATACTACAGCATGGCCCGGCGTATTTGAAGCAGTTGTTGATTTTTTAATTAAAAATAACGAGTGGTTTATTGTAGAACACTGTAATAAGAACTCTGGAATGGTAGTTTTAAAAAGATATGATTAATATTGTTTGTGTATTGCGATTTGGCGGCAAGGTTGGGTATGATGCGTCGTGGGTTGAAAAGTTGCATAATTCTGTAAAGAGAAATATTTCTATTCCTTATAAATTCATTTGTTTGAGTGATTGCGAAGTACCGTGTGATCGGATCGAGTTAGATATGACTGACGATGGGTTCTGGTCAAAAATGCAGTTATTTAAACCGGGTCAATTTATAGGGCCGGTTTTATACATTGATTTAGATACTGTTGTTTGTAATAAGATAGATGATATTTTAGAATTGTGTAAAAATGAAAAATTTGTAATGTGGTTAGAAAAAGACAAGAATATTCATTCTAGTGCGTTAATGTATTGGGACGGAGATTATAGTAACTTATGGAATTTGTATAAAAGTAAACCATTAGATTATTGGAAAGAATTATATTCTATTCCGCCACTATACGGCGACCAAGCAATAGTTAGCGAACACGTTGAGCATAAAACATTTTTAGATATTTGCCCGCATAATTGGTTTCATATTGTTTCTAAACACGACAATGCACTTGATTTAACAAATATCAAAATGTTAATGTTTAGAAAAGTAAAACAAAAACCATCGACAATGATGGATCATAAATTAGTCAAGGAACACTGGAAATGAAAGCATTTGTAATATATTTGCCATCTCGAGATCATAGCGTAACACACGCAAATGATATGTTAGATACACTTACTTCTTACGGAATAGATACTGAATTGTTTGTAGGAACTGATGGCACCAATGCTGTCAAGATGGCTGAAAAGGCAAACAAAACATTATATCCGTACAGTATTAAAAATAGAATTTTACAAGAAGACGATATTGAAAGATTAATACGTCCTGAATTATACGAAGAATTTAAAAATAAACACTATTATCAAATAATAGAAAGACAACTAATTGGAGAAAAGGATAAGGGAAAATTATCAAGACCTGGAGTAGTTGGTTGTTTCTATAGTCATTATAAACTATGGCAAAAATGTGTGGAACTCAACGAGCCAATAATGATTTTCGAAGATGATGTTAAATTTTATAGGAAATATGAGCCAGTTGAGTTTGACGATATTCTTATATTATCATTAGGAAAGAATTCTTTTTTAAATGAACCCTACGCAACCTTTTTAGAAAATCCATCAGGTCCGCCGGCCGCAGTTGCATGGAAAAACTTTTCGATGCCTGGCGCTAGTGGTTATGCAATTAAACCGCATACAGCACGAGGACTAGTTAAATTTTATAGACCATATTGGTACCCGGCAGATAATGCAATCAATCAATATCTATGTAAAATGCAAATACATACATATATCATGGGACGAAATACATTGCCAGAAGAAGGTAATATATCGATGACTAAATCTAAAGACTGGAGTATTAATGATAGTACCGATAGCACTGGCTAAAACACCACCATTGGGGTATTCTACTAATGATTTCGTAGAGTCAGTGTTAAAAAATACTGATACAGTTCTACGACTTTACAGTGATATAGAGAAATTAAAAAAAGAAAATAACTCTCTAGTATTAACAGAAAAATATGCCCTACTATCAAAATTACTTCCACATACCGATCCAGCCGCACTGACTATTGCATCATTTCACGACAGAGAAATAACCGCATACAATGAATTTGATTTAATTAAAGATACAATTAATAAGCCTATATTAGTTAGAGGTATTGCATCTAGTCGTTATATGGAGTTTGTAAAATCTAAAGGACTCGATTATTACTTTATTGAAACTGGATATTTTGGAAATTATGTATCGAAAAGCAACCCCCAAGCAAAGAAACTTTGGCATAGAATTGTTAAAAATTCCATGCAACATGAACAAGTATTAAATGTTCCTGATGACAGATGGAAAACACTTTGCAATCTAGATTCTCGATTGGTCTGGCCAGGATGGAAGAAAACTGGCAGTAAAATATTGTTAGTTGCGCCCATAGATAAATCCGCAGGCCACTACGGGTATACCAAAGATTCATGGATTGTTGAAACAATTAACAAACTTAAAAAATATACAGACAGAGAAATTGTTGTAAGAGAAAAATTACCAAGACCAGATAGAACATTTAAAAAAACAATATACCAAGCCATGGACGAAGATATTTTTGCCGTGGTCACCCTTAACAGCATTGCGGCAACAGAAGCAGTGGCCTACGGATTACCAGCATTTGCAACTGCGCCCACTTCGGCCAAGGCCGTTTCTTTAAATGATTTATCTAAGATAGAAACACCATATTATCCTGATGAAGAATTTGTTCACAAGTGGACATCGTCATTGGCCTACGGACAATTTCATTTAGAAGAAATGCTGACAGGTAACGCATGGAGAACAGTTTTAGAAAATGAGCAACGAGAAACAATTAGTTATTAAGAGTTACTTGAGCAGTCTGCCCAAGCATATCAACGGCACCGAGAAAGTGAATGCCTTGACCTACTTTGCAGAGGGTGCCGCAAGATGCGGAGACTTGGCCTCCACAACCATGTCGCAAACGTATGAATCTTGTAATGTTGGCGCTATAATTGGAAATGCATTCGATGCTAATCCAGCAAAAACAACCCTTGCTCATTATAAAGTTAGAAAAATGGTAATGGATACACAGACTAAACTAGGACAATACTGGCTCAGTATTGATAGTAATGTATTCATTTATAAAAACAAAGAAAATCCTAAAAAGTATTTAAGATACAGTTTTAATGGTGTTTTTCCTAAGACAGGAATTTATTGTAACGACGAGCCAGGGGAAGACAATTGGAATAACATCAAGCGAGATTACAATATGGATTTGAAACCTTGGAGGTCTAATGGAAGTCATATTCTTATTACTCTACAAAGACCACTTGGTTGGAGTATGCGAGGTTTTAACTTAATGAAGTGGTTGGAAAATACATTTAGGGAAATACGCAAATATTCTGATAGACCCATAGTAATTAGATGGCATCCAGGAGATTGGAAATCATATCCTGTGTATGAAGCACTGTTGAAACAATACAACGCAACAATAAGCCCTCAAGAACGACATATCACTGAAGATTTAATTAATTGTTGGGCATTAATTTGCCACAACAGTACACCAAGTTCTGTGGCCAGCATAGAAGGCATTCCTGCATTTATTACAGATGACCCTGGATATTGTCAAGCAGGAGATATTGCAAATTTAGATTTTAGTAAATTAGAAAATCCACAGATGCCCGATAGATATGAGTGGATTAAAAAATTATCACAGTGCCATTGGAGTTTTGATGACACTCGCTCAGGACGATGCTGGTCACACATGAGAAACTACGTTAAGTAACGAGTCTGCTCATCAATAAAGATTTTCAAATCTTTACGTTTGCCTTTGGCAGTCCAAATATAACTGTTTGCATCCATGAACCAGTCAATATAAGACATTGGTAACTCGCCATATCTATATCTTCCAGCAATAACATCTAAAACATCTTGGTCCAACGACCAGTAAATCTTATCAGCATTAATATTGGATGTTAGTAGGGTAGAATATTCTTTTATAAATTTATAACTAGATTTATTCCCAGTAAGATATACTCCACCAGCAAGAAACTGTTTGTTTCGCCTAATATACAAATCCGGACCATCAGCCAATATTGGTATTTGTTTACGCACAACTGCATCCACATCGATAGAAAATACTTTTTGAGGATCCGTTAATAATTCTGCTAATCTTATAAATCTAGCACAGGCAAAATATGTTTTTTGCATACGTTCTAGGATAGATTTATCTCCGCCTTTCTCCATTGATTTCAATGTGCGTTTTTGACGTTCAATATCAAATTCTGTAGTCATAGTGCCTTGCCAGTTGTCTGCGGCCTGTTGAAATAATTCCATCGGAACTACTTCATAGGATACAGAAACACCGTGTTGCTGACAAAAATCTAACTGATCCGCTCTGGGGTTAAACAAATGAAGATGGATATTGTTATCGCTGTTCTGCCTGATACTTTTAATCAGCACTCGCCCAAATTCGTCAAAATATTTCTCATCACAGGCTCCGTAGATGAAGAAATCAGTGTGATTTAATTTTCCGTGTAGTGGTGGTATAATCATGTAAATATTTACTCAATGAAGATAGCATACTTTCCTAATCAGACTGCACTACAATCAGAGCCAGTATGGACTGCGTTCCTTGATGGATGTAGACAAATTGGAATTGAACCCGTCGAAGGGGTAAAAAATGCCGACTGTGCTGTGATTTGGTCAGTTTTATGGAACGGGCGTATGCGTATGAATCAACAGACCTACGAACATTACAGAAATTTAGACAAACCAGTTTTTATAATTGAAGTAGGTGCATTGGATAGAGGTCGTACTTGGAAAATTTCTGCAAACCACATCAGTAGTGAAGGAATTTATGGAAATTTACAAGATATTGACTTTGATAGGTCAAAAAAATTAGATATCAATTTGTCTGCACCTAGGCTTTCTAGAAAAGATGCCATACTAATTGTTGGACAACACGAACGCAGTCTTCAATGGCAAGGTCAGCCCAACACCACAGCATGGCTAAGACAGAAAATCGCAGAAATTCGCAAAATTACGGCAAGGCCGGTGGTTTTTCGACCTCATCCTCGTCATCCTGTCAGTATGTCTGCTATGCCCGATGTGATTTTTGAGCGTCCTAATAAATTATCTAACACCTATGATAAGTTTGATATTAATTTTGGCTATCACTGTGTGATCAGTCATAACAGTGGTCCCGGCATACAAGCAGTTATACAAGGAACACCGGTAATCTGCGACAAATCCAGTTTGGCATATCCAGTTAGTCAAAGTATGACTGCTATCAATAACATTTCTTTACCCGATCGAGAAGATTGGTTTCATAAAATACTACACACCGAATGGACTGTGGAAGAAATGCGGCTAGGTATTCCACAAAAACGCATATTAAATGTAATAAACCGTTGACAGTGCATAAAAATGTGTTATAATGTATATTATGACGCAGACAATAGAAGACGCATTGGAAATTTTAGGTGGCACTAGACTACGTGCGGTCAATATTCGAATCGATATAGGCGAAGTAAATCTAGTACGTAGTCTAGCCAAACAGGTCCTTAGGGGAACTGCTCTTACAGACCGACAATTAGACCTAGCAATTAAAAAAATTGAAAAATATCGTCAAGGACTCGAGCAAAACTTTATTCGAGTAGACGACCTATTAACGGCTAAACCTCTACGTATGCCTTTGCGACAAATTGATCGAACACAGACAATTTCATTAATTGTTGACTCAAACAAGAAAATGAAAATTTTGATAAAATTTGTATTTTCTAAGAAATTTGCTGGTCTTTGGAATGCGTTACAAGAAGAGCTCAATGTTGTTGCTGAAGAAAAGAAAGGCGAAAAACATTTAAGTTTTAATGAACAGGATTTTTACAAAATTGTAAATGCTCTTCAACCCATGGGTTTTACACTGTCACCTAACGCTCAAATGTATTATGAAAAAATCGACGAAATTTCAGAAAATCCTGAAAATTACGTACCTTACGTCGACCTAGTGGATAATCAGTTAGTTTTAAAAAATGTCAACAACCGGTGTCAAGACTATTTAAATGAACAGTTCTCTGACCTTAAAGACTCAGATTTTCTTGTTTTTTTAGACCGTATAAAAAATTGCGGAATTTCACACAAAAACCCTGAAATTATTGAAAAAATCGGCCAGTTTACCTCTAATAACCTCGTAAAAAATATACTGGTTTCCGATGAGACCAGATTTCGTATTAATCCACAAGAACATACTCAGACCAGTGTATTTGATATTTTAGATGAATTAAAACAGTGGCCTGTGTTAATCATTGTTGATGAAAACAAAGACGCAATTTCTATGACCAAGTCGCTTTGTTTAGAACTTATGAGTAGACTTGCACAAGGAGAGGTCACAGTATTTTTTAGATTAGAAAATGGCAATCCTGACAACGAGGAATTTAACCAATTTGTCAAGGATAACCACTTAAATAATTATATAGACTTAAAAACAAAGGCAGTATTCGTGTCAAAAAATCGTATACCCAAGCCTTTGTTCACAGCAGACTGGCATCCAAAGACTGCACTAGTAACTGCATCTCACGAATTTGGAAAGACATCATCATACCTAAATGATTTTGCCTCTGTATATTATTATAATAATTCTGTGTCTGTTCGACATGGCAGAATAAAAGGAACTAGATCAATTGTACAGTTGTAAATTAGTCATCAGAGATGAAGTCAACATTAAGTTAGAAGGACTGCCTGTAGAAATACGCAGAAAAATTTCTAACGCATTAAAATTTGAACTTCCTTACGCTAGACACATGCCTCAATATAAATTAGGCAGGTGGGATGGCACTACTACATTCTTTGGACTTGGCGGCAATGGGTACCTTAACCACCTTGACATTATTTTAGGTGTATTGGAAGAATGTGGTGTGGATGTTGAAGAAATCGAAGATCTAAGACAAAGTCACAAATTTGAATTTGAAAAAATCACAGATCATTTTTGGGCCGATAAAGGCAAAGTATGGCCTAAAGGACATCCTATAGAAGGACAACCTATTATATTACGTGACTATCAGTTAGATGCCATTAACAATTTTATGGAAAATCCACAAGGGTTACAGGAATTGGCCACAGGTGCTGGTAAGACAATCATTACAGCAACACTGAGTGCATTATGCGAACCTTATGGACGCACACTGGTCATTGTTCCCAACAAAGGATTAGTTGTACAAACTGAAGAAGATTATCGTAATGTTGGGTTAGATGTGGGTGTATACTTCGGTGATAGAAAAGAGTTAAATCGCACACACACTATCTGTACATGGCAAAGTCTTAACATTTTAGATAAGAAAAGTCACGATGGCGAATCGTTGTCCTTGGCAGAGTTCCTTGAAGGTGTAGTCTGCGTTATCATCGACGAAGTGCATCAGGCCAAAGCAGACGTACTTAAAAAATTACTCAGTATGAATATGGCCAATGCTCCAATTCGCTGGGGCTTGACCGGCACAATTCCTAAAGAAGAAATAAACTTTCACAGCATATTAGCAACGATTGGCCCTGTAGTTAATAGGATTGCCGCGCACCAACTACAGGCGGCAGGTGTACTAAGTCAGTGCCATGTAAACATAGTACAGATGCTGGACTATAAAGAATTTAGAACATACCAAGAAGAATTAAAATATCTAGTTACAGATTCAGACCGCATAGGATATATTGCAAAACTATGCAATTCAATCAAAGATTCAGGCAACACACTAATACTCGTAGATAGGCTCGACGCAGGCAGACAAATCGTAGATACGATACCGGATTCCGTGTTCATCAGCGGAGAAGTGAAACTCACAGACAGAAAGGAACACTATGATGAAGTTAAAGACAGTGATAAAAAGGTTATTGTGGCGACTTATGGTGTGGCCGCTGTGGGTCTTAATATCCCTAGGATTTTTAATCTGGTTCTTCTTGAGCCCGGAAAGAGCTTTGTTAGGGTTATACAAAGTATTGGGCGAGGTATTAGAAAAGCAGAAGACAAAGACTTTGTACAAATCTGGGACTTAACATCTACCTGCAAATATGCAAAAAGGCATTTAACAGAGCGAAAGAAATTCTACAAAGAAGCAAAATATCCATTCACTATTGAAAAAGTTGAGTGGGAAAAATAATAATAACGGAGAAAGAATGTATATATTAACCTTAGATGATAAGAGTTTTGATTTATCTAAGATGCCAGACGAATTAGAAGATGACATTAGATTTAGTGTATTGGATAACAACGATCCGCAAAATCCAGATTTCTTTTTTATTCCTTTGATTTTCTTAGAAAGTTTTAACAGTCCTGCAATGGTACTAAACATAGGTGGACATCAAGTAACTATGCCCATCGACTGGAGTATAGCAGTAGGAGACAGCGAGTGCGGTAATGAATTAGAAGTATTGCCTTTAACCAGTTTAAACGATAGAGGATTTGAAGCATTTATTTTTAATCCGTTATCAGCATTCAAGCACGAATACGCACAGATTGAAATTGTAAATGTCTATAATGATGTTAAATGGTTCTTTCCTAAAATGAAAAATAACCAATTGTTAACAGTTCCATTATACGAAGGCACCAAACCGCATTGTGCATTTTTCACTAAAGACATTAGTCGTCAAAGTGAAATTATTAATCATTACAAATTATTATAACATGGGAAATCTTAAACCTGGTGCAAAATACATTTATGAAAGAACTGGCGGCGTGACCTATGCCAGAGAGTTTGGAGCCGATCCTAGTACAAGAGAAGTTATAGGATGGAACTACGATCCTACCAAACCCGACTTTGATCCAAGGACCGGTGATGGACGCTCACTTCACAAACATATAATGGAAGACAAGTTGTGGGGGGAGATTCGGCGAGAGGCAAAGACCAATATCACTTTACAACGTGCCTTAGACCGTGCTATAATGATATATCGTTTAAGCAAGGATAAACCAGAATGAGTTTAAAGGTAGCATATTTTCAACCTATAGTATTGGCCATAGACCAAGTACCACCAGTTGAATTCAGTAAAATCTTTAGTATGTCTGAACAACTACACGGGCACCCAGAATTAAATGACAGCGGTAATCCTTTTATCAGCATCCGTGGAGGACAGCAAATACAGGTGCATCCAAATCAATTAAATCTAGATGTCACTTGGTTAGTTAAATGGTTAGAAACTATCTGTTTAGGTTATATGGAAATCATCACAGCACAAAGCGGCTCTGACGATTTAAAATACTGTAAACCTGTGATTACCAGTATTTGGACTATTAAACAAGAGCAAGGTCAGTATCAGGAATTGCACAGCCATCCGGGCGGCAACATCAGCGGCAACATCTATATAACTGCACCAGACTTTGCCGAAGATAGCAGTCCCAGTGACGGTGTTGTAACTTTTAAATTACCGCAGACAAGAGACGTTAGTAAGTTTATAATGAACGACACTTGGAAATATAAACCAGTTCCTGGAACTGTAATTGTTTTCCCTAGTCATTTGGCACACACAGTTTATCCGTGGCGTGGACAGGGTACTAGAACAGTTATGGCGTTTGATGCAAAGATTGTGCCTAAAGATGAGTGATAAACTAACAATCAAAGATGAAACAGCGGCCATTGACATGGGCGCCAGGGATCTGTGGGATAATTTCACAGACGAACAACGCAAACAGATAAGTCTCTATCTACTGTTAAGGTATGCCAGTTCCATAAAAACCAGCGACAGAGAAGCGCAGGAACTGGCAATCTTTAAAACCAATGAGTACTTTAACAAGAATTATTTCAATCTTAGTAAGCATCCTAAGTTGTTATGGTACCTTGTTTGCATGACTGGAAACGAAGAAAAGAAATTACACTTCCACGAATGGATTGGTTATAAAAAGAAAGAATCTAATAGCAAAGTTGTCAAAGTGCTTGAAACATTGTACCCGCATTTAAAAGACGACGAACTAGAACTTATGGCATCAATGACCACAGAAAAGGAAGTTAAGCAACGTCTTAAAGACCTAGGTTGGGAAGATAAAGATATTAAAAAGGCGTTATGAACTTAGATGTTTTTGAAAAGCACAAAGGGATTAAAATAAAATTGTCTACAGTTGAAAAACCGTATGTGTGCCAGTATTGTAGTAGTGCCTATGTTAAGGAATCTACTCTTACAGTTCATATGTGCGAGCAAAAGCGTAGACATTTGGCCAAAGATGACAAACACGTCTTATTAGGCTATCAAACCTATGTTAGATTTTTTCAACTAACACAAAAAGCCAAACACGTTAAAACTTATGACGAGTTTGCTAAAAGTCCTTATTACAATGCCTTTGTAAAGTTTGGTAGTTTTCTCAGCAACGTGAACCCGTTGTACACAGACAGATACATCGACTTTGTTGTGACCAGCGGAGTTAAATTAGATCATTGGTGTAGAGAAGAACTGTACTACAAATATGTTCTTGACTTAATAAAGAAAGAACCGGCCGAAGTGGCTTTACAGCGTAGTATAACTACCATGATGGACTGGGCAAATGAAAATGACAGCCAGTGGAATCATTACTTTAAGTATGTAAGTGTTAATCGTGCTGTTTATGCAATCAAAGATGGAAAGATCAGTCCTTGGTTAATTTTAAACTGCGGCACTGGAAGAGAATTATTAAGCAAATTTAATGACGAACAATTGGCAATTGTATTTGAAGTTTTAGATCCAGAGTTTTGGGCAAAGCGTTTTAGAATATATCCAGTAGACAAAGAACTGATAGCAGAAGTAGTTAAGGAGGGAAATCTTTAATGCCAGATATTGACATCGACTTTGCAGACAGGACACAGGCTTTAGAAAAATTAGAAACAATCACAGCCGCCATTTCAGAAAACAATACTTTTAAAAAACACAATACAGGCATATATTGTACTGCTATTCCGTATAATCCTGCCACAGGTATTAGTACGATTGATTACAAAGAAGCAGAGGACAGAGGTTACTTTAAGATAGATTTCTTAAATGTAGGCATATATGAAGGTGTGCGGAACGAAGCACATCTAGTTCAACTTATGGAAACTGAACCATTATGGGACTTATTAGAACAGGACGATTTCAGCAACTTGCTATTTCACGTAAATGGGCACGGTTCTATCTTAAGACAAACGAAGCCTCGGAGTGTGGAACAGTTAGCGGCAGTGCTTGCTATGATCCGACCCGCAAAACGTTATTTGATAGGGAAAGACTGGAACGAAATCAATTCAGAGGTATGGGTAAAGCCTGCCGGAGATGAGTATTATTTTAAGAAGGCACACGCTGTGGCCTATGCACAGGTAGTGGTTGTGCAGATGAATTTAATCTGCGAAAATATCAGTTACGGGTTTAGTTAACGTCTTCTAACTAACTGTATCACTTTGCGTTTTACACGCTTTATAGAAATATTATGTAGATTGATTGTGGGACCAAAAACCACTGTTACATCTTTGGTATTCATAGTCATTACGGAGTACTTATAGGGCTCCATTTCTACTTTTAAAAAAATATTAATGGGAATTGTACGATTACTTTCCCACCACCATGCTTCACCTAATTCCAAAAAAACCTTGCGATCTTCTTCGGTTTTTAAGGATTCGTAGTTGTATAAACTGGTTACATATTGATCTTGATTGATAATTATGCCCACGTATTCTACGCCGCCGTAATGCACCACTGAAATAAAGGGGAAGTTCTCTCTAATGTCTTCCGTTAATTTTACCATAAATACTGTTATAACCTTGAATAAGCGAAATTAAGCCAATGCAAAAAATTCAGTTTTATTTAGTGCCAAACAAAATTACGGTTACTACAGATCGAGTAGGATTCAACACGGAGTATAGACAAGTGTATCAACGACAATTAAAATTATACAAAGGTATTGATAATACAATACAACTAGAAGTAAGGAATTCTGAGCAAAGAAAACAGACGGTGGCGGGCAAAACTGCGATAGTTAAATTCTTCGATGCTGAACACAAAAATTTGTTTACGGCCACTGCTGATGCTATTCCTAGTCAGATAGGGCAGATGTCGTTGACTATACACAGCGATACGATAGCAAGTATTGATCCACAGATGCTACGCATGGCGGCTTATCTAACAGACGGTACAACAAACAGTCCTATCTACGTAGACGGGCAGTTTGAATTGTTTGGTAACATACAATTAATGGACGGTTATAATGATAAGAAAGGATTTGGAGAGATTGTTGATATTGCCAAAGTCTTTAATTACGAACATGACAAGGACGAATATACTAGTGAAATAGTACAGTTTGGAAACTATATTAATGACGATTACAGCACACAGTTAGACAGTACAGTCATTGGCAGTGTTGAAATAGAAATTGTTCCTAACACTGAAACACCCTATATTGGATTCGTTAAAGTTTATGCAACCAACGATAAGAGCACAGCATTTGGAACAACTTGGAAATTATTAGAAAGTGTAGAAGTCACTGCTGGTGCAACATCAGTTACTCGGGTTATTGACAATACTGGTTATAGATATATGCGTTTTAGTTTTCCAAAAAATGCCAGTGCCGACATGGCCACGTTTAATATCTCTAAAACAGGAACAACGTATGCTGTTGAACAAATAGTTTTTGGCGGCACACAATACGAAGTTGGCGATAAAATTAGAATACCCGGGTCAAGTCTCGGCGGATCGAGTCCATCGAATGATCTAACATTAACTGTTACTTTGGTAGAAGGACCAATCATGGGTAGTTTGGCTAGTTATACTAGACGTATTGCTGGTGTTTCTATAATGGGTATTGCCAGTCTTGACACTGCTGATCGAACATTTGAAAATGTAGCAGGTCAGGGTTTTACCGGATTACTTGACAAAATCATAGTAAGAAACTAAAATACTCTATATGAGTATTGGTGAGATAATCTATTCGTACCTTCCTGCAAAACGCAAACAAACTCCCAGCGGTTGGATAAAGTTTAATGCTGTCTGCTGTCATCATAATGGCACAAGTGCAGACACAAGACAGCGTGGTGGTATGATCCAAAACGGTGATGGCGTTAGTTATCACTGTTTCAATTGCGGGTATAAAGCCAGTTGGCAACCTGGTAGACACCTTACTCGAAAAATGCGGCATCTACTGCAATGGATGGGCGCACCAGACGATGTAATTAATAAATTGTCGTTTGAAGCAATGAAAATTGAAACAGATTCAAAAGCACTGGAAGCCGTTTCAATTCCCAAGTTTGAAGATAAACCATTACCAGAAGGTACAATGTCTATCAATGAATGGATCGAACACATTGGTCAATTGCCTCCTGACCTAAGGGCAAAGTTTGACACAGTTGTTGAATATATCTGGTTTAGAAAATTAGATCCTACGGCAGATTTTTATTGGTGTCCTATGCACGGACTTGCCGATAGACTAATCATACCATTTAGATTAGACGGACGTATTGTAGGGCATACTGCTCGCAAGGTCATACAAGGCAAGCCCAAGTACATATCGGATCAGACCCCTGGATATGTGTTTAACTTAGACCAGCAGACACAGGATAAAGAATTCGTAATAGTTGTTGAAGGTCCCATGGATGCGCTAAGTATTGATGGTGTTGCTATCCTTGGTGCAGAAATTATGGATAAGCAGGCACTGTTAATCAACAGACTGAATCGTCGAGTCATTGTTGTTCCAGACAGAGATGCAGACGGTGCTAGGACAGTAGAGCAGGCTATAAACAACAAGTACAGTGTCAGTATGCCTGACTGGCCTGAAGGCATCAAAGACGTCAACGATGCTGTTCAAAAACTGGGCAAACTACAAACTCTGTACAGAATTGTATCCGAAACAGAACACAGTGAATTAAAAATTAAATTAAGGGCAAAACAATGGTTTTTAAATTAATTAATAGAATTAAACAGTACTTCAAAGAAAGGGCGAGACGCCGTCGCGATCCGTTTATCTACAAATGATTCATTGGGGTATTAATGCACTCAATCACGGTAGTAGTCTAGCCGTGTTTAAAGATAATGTCTTGCAGTCGTGGACTAATTCTCAAGAAGACGAATTTGACACCAGTGTTCTAACATCAGCCTTACACTACGGTGCACCTGATAGAATTTTTTGGTATGAGCGTCCTTGGGTCAAGAAAGCAAGACAGTTATATGCTGGACAGTATAGAACAGCATTTGATATGTCGGTGTTACCTAGACAGTACTTGAATAAAATACGTGTACACTATGCCCCTGTAACCTACACAGCGCATCATGCCAGTCATGCGGCTGCTGGTTACTATACTAGCCCGTTTAATCACTGTGCGGTAGTTGTATTAGATGCTATTGGTGAATTCGAATCGGCTACTATTTGGAATTGTGTGCATGGAGAAATGACCAAAGTATGGAGCAGAAGTTATCCCAATAGTCTCGGATTATTCTACAGTGCCTTCACACAGTTTGTTGGGTTAACTCCAATTAAAGATGAGCACTTATTACAGAAAATGGCTGAACAAGGCGATCCACGCCAGTTCTTAAATTATGTAAGAAGTTATTTTAATTCAGGCACAGTCTTAGACTTGAATACTAATTTTCATCGTGGTGTACTTAACTGGGATCACAACGAATTAACTACATTACAAGAACAATGTAACTTGGCGGCGGCAGTACAACAGGTATTTGAAGAACAAGTTGAATCGATAATGACCACTGCAAAATTATTTACTAATGCCGATTGTTTAGTTTATATGGGCGGTTGCGCCATGAACAGTACTGCTAATAAAAAGTTAGTTGAACCGATGTTCAAACATATTTGGAGTTTGCCTAATCCAGGAGATCCTAGTAGCAGTATAGGAGCAGTGGCTTATCATAGTCAGCAACGCATTTGGAATTGGCAATGGAAAGATTGCAAACACATCACAATTAAAGTATAATTAAAAAATGACCACCAGACAAAATACAGATTACGGCTACGACATACAGAAACTTTATTTGGAGATGATGCTCAGTGATGCTGGCACATTTGTACGTTGCCAAAGTATTTTTGATCCTACGTTGTTTGATCGCAAACTGCAAGATGCGGCAGAATTTATGAATCGTTATGTCATAGAACATAATGCATTGCCGACATTTGAAATGATGCAAGCGGCAACGAAGACAACATTGAATAATCCGGGCGTACTCAAAGACGAGCACTACGATTGGCTCATGACTGAATTTGAAACTTTTATTAGACACAAGGGTTTAGAAAGAGCAATTTTAAAATCGGCTGACTTGTTGGAAGAAGGCAACTACGGTCCTGTGGAAGATATGATTAAACAGGCTGTACAAATAGGTCTACAAAAGGACATGGGTACAGACTATTGGAGTGATCCCAAAGGTCGACTGATGGGACTTAAAGATAAAAATGGACAGGTTAAAACTGGCTGGGACACAGTTGACAAGAGATTATTTGGCGGAATGAACCGTGGAGAACTAAACATCTTTGCGGGTGGATCAGGTGCAGGTAAGAGCTTATTTCTAGCGAACCTAGGTGTGAACTGGGCACTACAAGGATTAAATGTAGTGTACCTGACGCTTGAACTTAGTGAAGCATTGGTTAGTATGCGTGTAGATTCAATGACTACTGGCATACCTACTAGAGACATTTTCAAAGACATTGACAATGTTGAAATGAAAGTTAAAATGATTGGTAAAAAATCCGGAGCATATCAGGTCAAATATATGCCTTCAGGTAAAACTACTAATGACATTCGTGCGTACTTAAAAGAGTATGAAATTAAAATGGGTCGTAAAGTTGATGTGTTGTTAGTTGACTACATGGACTTATTATTACCAATCAGTAAGAAAATTTCAGCAGAAAACTTATTCGTTAAGGACAAGTATGTGGCAGAAGAACTGCGTAACTTGGCCATGGAAAAACAATGTGTATTTGTTACAGCGGCACAGTTGAACCGTGGTGCTGTTGAAGAAGTTGAGTTTGACCACAGTCATATTTCAGGCGGACTTAGTAAGATCCAGACAGCAGATAACGTGTTTGGTATCTTTACAAGTCGTGCTATGCGTGAGCGTGGCAAGTATCAAATACAGTTGATGAAAACTCGTAGTTCTAGCGGTGTTGGTATGAAAATTGACTTAGATTTTGATATCGATACTCTGCGTATTACAGATCCAGGAATCGAAGGAGATAACGAATATCGTCCTAAGAGTTCTGCAATTCTTGATGATATCAAACGCAAATCAACTACAGAAACAGTGGTTGCTGAAACCGGAGAAATCATCACAGATCCTACACAAGGTATTGCCCTGCCGAAGATCAAAGCACAGGCAGATAGCACCAAATTGCGTCAATTCTTAAGCAATATGGGCGGTTCATCGGACCCAACCAAAGATCCTTTTTAACAGGTAAATACAAGTCTAAACAGGACTTGTATGTATGTCGCAATCGAATATCTTTAGAAGTTTACGCCTATTAGGTAAAAATTCCGTAACTTTAGATAATGTTACTGGAAGTCGTGGCGAAATCTTCTACGACACAACATCCAATACACTTAGATTATTCAATAGTGTCACAAGGGGCGGCGAAAAAATAGCCACAGAAGATTGGACTATAGATTACGTAGCCAGTCAGCCATCGCAGTTACCTTTACAAGCAGGAAATTCTGGAAAATTATTATCTACAAACGGCTCATCTGCTGTTTGGACCGCACTTGCGGCGGGAACAAATATATCTTTAAATACCACAGTTTCTGGTACTATCACAATTAATAGTACAAAAATTACACAGTTATCCGAAGATGTTGCTCCAGTCCTAGGCGGAGATTTAAATGCGCTTAATGGTTCTAATCAATATAGAATTACAAATCTTCCTAACCCAACACTAGATACTGAACCTGTAACTAAAGGATACTTAACTACAACATTAGCAGCCTTAGGTGGTGCGGCGCCCGTTAATGCCAGCGCACTACTTGGCACAACAATAGCCTCTAACGTAGTTTCCAGTAGTTTAACTAGTGTGGGCACATTAACTGCACTGACTGTTACAGGTGCTACTAGTATAAACAACAATCTAACAGTTAATGGTATAGCAACTCCAGCAACAGAATATTTTAAAATCACAGACGGTGCAACACCCACTCCTGTGGTTAAGTTTCAAGTTGATACGGCCAACGGAAACACAGTTATACAAGGTACCGCACAAATTGTTGGCGATACAACTTTAAACGGGAACATTACTACTGTAGGTGCAATTACATCTACAGGAAACATTCAAACAACAGGATCCGTTACAGCAAGTGGCGGCTTGGCAACTACAGGTAGTGTGTCAGTAGGTGGTGACATAACTGCTGTTGATAATATTACCAGTACTGGAAATTATACTTCAACAGGTAATGTCAGTGCATCTGGAAATATTGTATCCAGCGGATCATTGTCCGCAGGTTCAGCCACAGTGACTAATAATGTTTCGGTGGGTGGCAACGTAAGCATAAGTACTACACCAAGTCAGCCAAATCATGCGGCTACCAAACGTTATGTTGATAATAAATCTATCGCGCTATCTATTGCGTTGAGCTAAGGAAAGAAAATTAAATGGCAAAGAAACAGTTAAAAGATTACAAATTTGTACCTGCGGTACAGCCGCAACCATATAACGCATATCCTAAAGCCGTTGCGTTGTTAGAAGCAAATAAAGATTTTATCATAGCAGAAGCACTTGGTTATACAGATTTTGGATATAACAGTCCTATAACAGCACCTACAGCGTATCCAAATGCCATTGCACAACTAACTAATAATAAAGAATTCATCAAAGAAGAAGCAAACGCATGGGTACAATATCAAATTGATAATGATATTGCTCCATTCGTTAATTATACATATAATGCCACAGTTCAAGCAAAATGTAAAAGAGATATCGGATATTTGATCGATGCATGGCTAGTAGACCTTACTGGTGGCGGCAATGCTGAAACTATCCGCATAGCACGACAGTATTATTTGAATGGCGAAGCACAGTTAATCAGTCCTACACAAGAAACTGCTGTTTATACTTTCTTGAAAAATTTAATATCTAGTTATGTTCTTGCAGATGCATTATCGCCGACGCTACAAAGTCCAGTCGTAGTTGCACAAAATCGAGCCGCAGGCGTTGGTGAAGCGGGTGGCATATCTAGATTTAATTCACTAATCGATATTGTAAGAAATCTTATCACCGACGGACTAACTTCATTACCAAGTTTTAGTTATAATTACAGCGCACTTTATGTAGGGGATACTTATAACAGAACAAAATGTGAAAGAGATATTACCTATGTACTAGACAGTTACATCTATGATTTAAAGTACGGTGGTAATTCTTTGACTACTTACGTTGCTGGCAGATATTATGTTGGCGGTGTTATACAATTACAAAATTCCGGTGTTGAAATTGCAACACAGACATTTATACAGAATTTAATTAATGATTATGTTTTTATAAACAAATATCATGCTAATTATCAAACAGATGTTGAACAAACTGTAACGGCTAATGATGCAGAAGCCACAGCAGAATCTCAGTTTACATACCTATCAGATATTATCATAGACACAATTACCAGCGGAACTAGTAACATTCCAGCAGTAGTGGCTCCTGATAATCAAGGCGGCGGACTAATGCCAAATGCAATAGCATTATTAGAAGCCAATAAGAAATTTGTTCTAGAAGAAACTATTGCGTATATTGCCTATAACGTGGCAAATAATATCAGTCCATTCCTATACTTTACCTACAACACTGAAAAATGTCGCAGAGACATGAGTTACGTTATTGAGGGTTACATTACTGACCTTAAAAATGGCGGTAATAGGCAAACATGGTTTAATGCCAGCAGATACTACGAAGGCGGCGTTGCTGTAGTAGACGGCAGTAGACAGCCTGAAATTTATGCTCATACATTTATTAGAGACTTAATTGAAAACTATATTTGGAACAACGTTGCGTTCTCTAATAGACAGATTGTTGCTTCCCAGGTAATTGACAATGCTAATATTCCTGAAGTATTTTCTAATACTAGATTAAAAGAATTAAGTTCAACTATTCTTGAAGTTATCGAATATGGAACAGATTATCTTCCAACTGAAGTATCTAATCGTGGATACATTAAAATCCCAGGATTTTTTAAATTAAAAGATTTCCTATTAGTAACTAACACTAGTAGAAATACAATTCTATATAACTTTGCCGACCCTAATGCTGGCGGCGCAGTTACTTACAGCGAAGACTATGACAGTGACTTCCCAGGACTACTGTACGGCAATGACCATATCACAAGATTGAGTTTTGATGCTGATACCAGTCAGCATATGGTCACAGACATGATCCAAATCTTTGTGGAAGGCAAAGAGCAACAGGTAAGATTAAATCCAATAGCCACAGATGCTATGGAACGTATGAAAGTAGGTATTCCACAGTCCATGCTTGATGCGGACTTTGAATACGGACTACAACCAACCAAGTGGCAGGCCATTGCCATGATGCGTAACTATCCGTCACTGTACGAGATCCCTGGATCTGATATTGCAGTTACCAACGTGGTCAGCGATGCTTCGGCAGGTACTAGCGGAGTTGGTGCTAGTTTAATCACAGTTACTACACAGAGCAGTCACGGGTTTGCTGTTGGTGATCCCTTTACAATCAAAGCATTGGCTAACACAGTTAACGGCTTCAGTCGTGCTGAAGGTTCATTCCTAGTATTTGGTATACCTGCAGCCAATCAGTTTACCTACTATGCTAAATCTAAAGTAGGTTCTTCAAACCCATCAGTACTGGCTTCTACCTATACACAATTACGTCGTGGCGGATTCTATACTAATGCATCAGTGGGTAGTGCTAATTTTTCAGTGTTCTCAACAGGTAGTTCAGGATCTGTTACAACTACTTTAATCACACCTTCAGGTACTGACGTAATTGGATTTACTGGTACAGTTCCTCCGGTAGGCGCTCCGATTACAGGTACAGGAATACCAACTGGTGCTCAGATTACTGCGGTTACCGGCGGCGGTGGCACAGCGGCCAGCACACAATTACTATCCAATGCCAGCATTGGTGCAAATACTGTGGACGTTGTCAGCACCACAGGAATCAGTGCAGGACTGGTATTCAACAGAGGTGATGGGCAGGCAGTTATTGTCACTGACGTAACAGGAAATACTGTAAGTTTAAGTGGAGCGTTGACCAGTGCTATATTAGGCACAAATCAAACTTATACAAATCAAAGTCAAAGTGCAACCAGTGGATCAGGATCTGGTGCATTGTTTAATGTGTCACGTTCGGGCACAACTTATTCAGCCAGTGTAACATCTGCTGGTAATAGTTATACTGCGGGAGATACAATAACTATCCCGGGCGCAAATTTAGGTGGTGCAACAACCGCCAACAATGCAACTATCACTGTAGATACAGCCAGTGATAAAAATACTGTGGCTACATTAGATCAAAACAGTATTGTTGTAAGTTCAGGATATAATACACTAACAGGTTTGGCTACAACAGCAGTTACTGGTACGGGTACTGGGTTAATTGTAGATATCAATATTGACTTTAATGGTTCTATTTTAAATGCCAGCGTTAATACACCAGGTAAAGATTATCAGATAGGCGACACTGTAACAATTCTTGCAGGATTTACACGTGGTAGAATTTTAACACTAAACACTGGAACACTAGTTGGCGGCACAGGATATACTGACGGCACTGGTTTTTCAACCACATCCAGCGGCAGTGGTACAGGTGCAACAGTAAACATTGTAACCGATGGATCAGGTGTTATAACCAGTGTTGCAATTAATCAAATTGGCTCTGGCTATGTTGCTGGAGAAATATTAACTATTTCCAGCGGTAATAACGATGCAACTATACAAGTTGGCACAGTAGATGCCGATGGTACTGTACAGATTGCTACTGTTAATCTGGGCGGATTAATTCAAAGTGTCAGCACAGCAGGTACACCTATCACTGCTCCAACACAGAACTTTATCAGTGCTATTACAATCAACGACATTACTTCACAACAGATAGCCGCAAGTTCAACAGTAAGTTATAGTGCTATTGCTACTATACAGGTAACATTTACCACGCCACATGGATTCCTTCCAGGAAATACAATTACAGTGGCTATCAGTAGTTCGGGTACAGGAGCGCAACTTGCAGGCGGCCCATTCTTTGTAGAACAAGTACCTACTGCAACAACTATAAGATACACTGCTCGTGCTCCAGGTACAATTGACAATACGCTAGTAGGTGTAGTATATGGTAGACCAGATGGATTCTTTATTCATAGACCATTCGACGGCGGTGTACAATTAGGCACAGCAGGACCAGCGCATGGATCAACAGCCATACGTATGAGTAAGAAATATATTCGTTATCAGTCAGGTAAAGGTGTTATGTACAACACAGGTGCGCTGTTTGCACCAAGTTACGACATTAGAACATTGACATCCACTGGCACTGCCATAGGCAGTACAATTACATTGACCACAGATGACACAGACCACGGCTGTCAAGTTGGCGGCGAAATTACTGTTATTGGTGTTTTAACCAGCGGGTATAATGGCAACTACACAGTAACTGACATTGTCAATGAGCGTGTACTGAGAATAGTAGCACAGAAAGTATTAGGTGCTACCAGTGCTATATTAGATAACCCTTGTCAGATGAGTGTTCGCAAGTGGCATGGTGCTACAATTCGTTCTGGTATTTTTGATGACCAAAACGGTATGTTCTGGCAGTATGACGGACAGCGTATGGCTGTGGTTCGTCGAAGCAGTACTTTCCAGTGTGCAGGTACTATTGGTATTCCTGCAAACAGCAATACTATTACTGGAACTAACACTAGATTTACACAACAATTAGCCGCAGGTGACCGTGTGGTCATTCGTGGTATGACACATATTATCAGTGCTGTAGAATCAGACACAGTCTGTTACTGTACTCCAGACTATCGTGGTGTTAGTAACCTAACAGAAGCCAAGATGTTAAAGACTACAGACACTATTGTAGCACAGGAAAACTTTAACAAAGATCCATTAAACGGTACAGGCTCCAGCGGCTATGTGTTAGACGTAACCAAGATGCAGATGATTGGTATCCAACATACTTGGTACGGTGCTGGCTTTATTGATTTCATGCTACGTGGCAGTGAAGGCGATTATGTATTTGCACACAGATTCCGTAACAGCAACGTAAACACAGAAGCATATATGCGTACTGGTAACCAGCCTGTGCGTTATGAAGTTATCAACGAAGGTGCTAAAGGTGTACTCACAGCCAACATGACTGATGTACAGACTACTATACCTTTAACCGCAGAAGACTGCTACTACTTCCCTAATTCAGGTACAGTTATCATCGATAACGAATTAATTCGTTACACTGGACGTACAGATACAGCCTTAACAGGTTGTGTACGAGGTGCAACACTGACACAGTTTGTGGCAGGTAGCCAACGTAACTTTACAGCAGGCACAGCAGTAGCACACGCAGAACGCACTGGTGTTATCCTAGTAAGTAACACAATTACTCCAAACATCAGTCACTGGGGATCAGCGTTTATGATTGACGGACAGTTTGATTCGGATCGTGGATACATCTTTAACTATGCGGCCACTGGTATTTCAGCCAGCACAGATAAAAATACTGCATTCTTGATTCGACTAGCACCGTCAGTTAGTAACGCACAGATTGGTGACTTGGGCGAACGTGAACTGTTAAATCGCGCTCAGTTATTGTTAAGCAGTATTTCAATTACCAGCGATACTGTATCAGGTGGTGGCGGTATTGTTGTTGAAGGTGTGTTAAACCCCAGCAACTATCCTACAGACCCAACTAAGATTACCTGGGGCGGCCTGAGCTCAAGTGCGTCAGGTGGACAGCCAAGTTTCGCGCAGATTGCGGCGGGTGGTTCTGTAACATGGTCAGGTAACGCCAGTACCAGTACTGCAACTATACAGGGTGCATTTACCACAACACTGACTGCAAAAAGTTTTGCTCCAGCAACTAATACACTGACTGCTACAAGTTTCAGTACAACCACTGTAACAGGTAATGCTCCGGCTATTACCAGTGCTCAAAACGCTACATATCAGTTTGCGTTCAGTACCACACGTAGTGACTTTTTAATTCCACAGACCACTGTCAGCGGATGGACATCTACTATACAAACAGGTGATCAAATCTCTGTGGCTACATATATCACAGGCGGACAGCGTGTCCAAAGTATTACCAATAACTTTATTACCATTGGCGCAACCACTTATGCACGTATTGTTATGACTGCTAATGCCAATGCCAACAGTGCAACCAACACAGCAATAAACAACGTGACATTCCGTGTTGAAGCATCGGTGACCTATGCCAGTGCATTAAGTACTGCTCGCAGTGACTTCTTAGTCAGTGATACACAGTATACAGCAACTACCACAGCAGTCAATGACGTACTCAGTGCTTCAACACAGTTAACTGGTGGACAGACAGTGAGTTCAGCCACCACAACATATATACGTATTGCTGGTGTGAACTATACACGTATACAGATGAGCGGTGCCGCAAATGCAACCAGTACCACAGGTACAGGTAATAACATCACAGTAACAGCCACATCAGCGGCCACAGCCCTGTACGGCAGAGCATTGAGTACTGGTCGTAGCGATTTCTTAATCACTGACGTAGAAGCAGCCACAGCAGGTGTTGCCGCAGGTGATACACTGAGTTTGGCTACTTTCATTACAGGCGGACAGACTATCAGTACTATTACCAACACGTATATTAATATTGGCGGTACTAACTATACACGTATTGTTATGAGTGCCAATGCTAACAGCAACAGCACCAGCGGTTCAGGCAATGATCAAACTGTTACAGTTACGGCCGCAGGTTCAGCCGCTAGTTATACCAACAGAAACTTCTTGTTCTTTACATCAGCATCGTGGTTGGCTTCAGGAGCCGCAGTGGGCACACGAGTAGCCAGTTCTGTAACACAGTTCCCAGCGGGTACAGCGGTACAGCAGATTACAACACGTACATTTGGTGCAACCACTGTATATCGTGTGACGTTTACGCAGACCACATCAGGAACACTCAGTGCCGCAGGTACTATTACATTCCAATTTGGTGCTACCTACGCACTGCCTGGCGAACAGGTATTCTCGTTCATTGCCAACCCTGGCGATACAGCGGAATTGAGTTTGGAAGCATTGAAAGAATTGACTGCTACAGCAATAGGTGGACGCGGTACATTCCCTAATGGACCAGACGTCTTGGCCATCAACGTGTATAAGGTTAGTGGAACATCAACTCCTACAAACATTATTCTACGTTGGGGCGAAGCGCAGGCCTAAAGCAAACTCACGTAACAGTTCTCCATGTTGGGCAGTCTTCCAATGTGGCCTAAGCCAGGTATAGTAGTCTTCATACCAGAACTGTTCTGCTTCAGGGTGACAGCCTATCAAGCCAATATGACCCTGTTGTATGGCCATGGGATCCCCATTTGCATAACGAGCCACAGTTTGGAACTTGGATTCATCACCTACCAGCGCACAGCCATCGTAGAAAAACATCTGTCGAGGTTGACCCTGCCAAGTAACGGCTAGGTGTTTGGCATGTGGACGCAGTGTGTCAGAGCCGGGCTGTGTGATATACTGTACAGCATCCACTGAATCCAGGATATCCAAGTAGTGCGATCCTGCCCAATAAGCACCCATACAGATGCCTAGATACTGTCCACCCTGAGCAACGTGACGACGTATATCCTCACGATGATGGCGCATCAGTCTATGGAAACTTTCACTATCGCCTTCACCGCCAGGCACAGCCACTAGATCTATCTGACTCCAAAAGCCCTGTTCCACTGCTCTAGGCCCAAAGATACGTATGCGATAATCCCGACTCAAATACTCTAGCATTCCATTGGCGCACTGGACGGAGCAGTAGGGATCAGCAATGAATAGGGCCATTGTCTGCATGAAGTATTTACCAGGGTGCGAGAGTCCTTGGCGGCGAAGCCGCGAAGCGCCAGCGCAAAAAATAAGGTGCATAATATACGCACCTTATCGGTCTAACTTAACTACAAGAGTTACTTGTTCATTACGTACATAGTAACTTCAAAACCAAAACGCATTTCTGTCGCACTAGGTTTAGTCCACATAGTATTTCTCCTTGTTAATAACAAATTACATACTGCACTAGTATGTATCAGTAGTATAACAGAAAATACCCCTCTAAACCCTACGTAAAACCATTAAAAGACATTAGTGAATTGTTTGTTCGTCCCAGGCGGTTTCCAAAGCCATCTCAAGTATCATTTCATACTGTTCACGGTCATTAACGTCACATAAACGTTGTGTAAAGTGATTGAACATGATACCAGTGATTAAGTCTGGATCTATACCTTGTTCTTCTAGTCTAGCACAGAATGTTTCAAATGTCGCTTCTAACAGCGCCGCCGTTTCATCTTCTGTGAGTTTACTAAAGTCTTCTTTGGGTATTAGATCCTGCGGTTTCTGTACTTTACTGCGTCTAGCCATCTCTCGCTCCTTGAATGGGTTCCTGCAGAATATAAAAATTTCTGCGCAAAAAAAATTGCTAGGGTACTTACAACAATACCCTGGCAGTTTTTACCAAAGCCAATGTATATAGATAAACGCTAGAGTCAGAGCTACTATTATCATTGTACATGTTGGGTATCTCATACTGTACTTATCCTAGATTGAATGCTTATAGTGTAACATAGTAGCAGATGGCTGTCAACACAGCACACACGTAGATCCAACCAAATTGACTCCAGTGTGTGAGATCCCTGGCTTCTGGCAGTCGCACATAGTGATCAAAGTCGGCATCATAACGAAACCGTCCTTTTGGCGTGTCTATAATGTCCTCTTCCATGCTGTTATATATCCTCTACTTGTACACAGTGTTCTGAGAATTGAAGTAGGAATACTGTGTATACCGTGCCGGGTGGGATCCAAAAACGTGTGCGATTGAGGTGTACTTCGAACTGTAGCCCATGCGCTTGAATAAAGTCAAATACTGAGCCCAGATGGTGACTGCTGTTGAGTATGTAGTAATGGTAGGGCATGGTAGTATATAGTGTCTGGGCCGAAAGGGTCCTAGAAGGTTTGAAAAAATAGCCGCGTAAAAATTTAATATATAGGGTATTTTTATCGACCCCAGGTGATTCTGCAACCTCAAATTTTTTGTTAGCACTGTTGTAAAAAAGCAACAGTTTTTTGTTTTACTGCCTCTCGGTCAAAATCTTTCTAAAAAAATATATTCTCCCCCTCAGGAAAATTATTTCAAAAAAATATCCCCGACCGTTGCCAGTCTAGGGATACGAAAAAACCGGGAGCGAACCAGTTTTTTTACTACAGCCTTACAGTTAACGCATAAGGCTGATCTGCGCTACCCTACGCCACTTACCCTGGGGGAAACTACGCATAAGGTCTGCTGTCTTTAGTACTGTACGCAGGCTCAGCTCACGCAAACGCCGCTTGTTCTCATCAACGAACTCCACAAGCTCTGCTTGCTCCGCATCAGTAAACTCATACTCTGCTAACATACCATCCCCAACGATCTGACGGATGCGTAGCATCTTCTCACGCTCTGTGTGGATAGTCAAGTCAATGTAATGACAGCGTGACTCAAGAGCAGCCAAGTGATCCTGCAGTTTCTTGCTCTTGATGTTTTGGAAGTTGATGTTAGTAATAAAGATAGCACCACCCTTGAACTCGAAACTGTTGGGCACACCTTCACTACGGAGTAGTCTGCTGTCAGTGTTCCAATGGATGGTACGCTTCTTGCTAGTGTCCAGTGCGGCCTTGAGAATGTTCAAGCTCAAGTCATCTAACAGTACTGAGTCACAGTCATCGAACACTAGGATGTTCTTCTCTGCTGAAAACTCATAGAGCTTTGAGTACAAGCCAATAGCACTCATAGCGCCTTTGACAATCTCATACTTCTTGAGCTTTTCATCATTGGCAATATTAGCCATCAAGTCATGCTTGCCCAAGACTTTCTCTACACCAAAGCTCTTGCCCACGCCTGGAGCACCCGAAACAATCATAGCACGAACAGCGCCCTTCTTTACGGCACGTGTCATGTCATCAAGTATTTCAAAACGCTCACGCAGACGTTCAATGATCTCTGCATCTGTTTCTTTTGATTGGGCTGGAGTCTCTTGCTCTAGGCTTAGTACACGATATCCAGTGGGCTTGCTATCCAATTTAGTCATTCGCTCTTCCTTAGTTGGTTAAAACATTTATTATAAGGGCTTTCGCCCTCGTTGTCAATCTAAACGACTGCCGCTGTATGCTGTCAGTCCCATGGCCTGTAGTGCTTGAGCCATTGCATCAGCGCCGGCTTCTTTGCAGTCGATGTTCTGTACACCCAAGCCGCCTGGGTTCCACATGCTCAAACAACGTGGTTTGTAGTCTTTGCGGAAGCCTGCCTTGATCAACTCTTTGGCCTGCTTTGAGTTGGTACGATCCACGTAGACATCTACCCAGGCAAAGCCACAGGCAAATTGATCCTGTCCGTTCAATCGCTTTTGGAAGAACTCCTGGCTGGCCTGCTCTGCTAGAGTCTTTGCTGTTTGGATCTGTTCTGCTGTAATCATAGTTCGCTCCTATTAATTAACTGTTGAAGTATATATTATAGACTCAAGCCAACTCTTTGTCAACCACTGTGAGCATATTGGCTGGCACACGCCACAGACCCATGCCCGTATCCACTGTGACGTATTTGATAGCCACTTTGACTACGAACCCACGGGTCAAGCGTCCTGTCTTTGAGCTTGTGAATTCTACATTGTCACCGCGGCTGATTGAACGTTTGACTCGCCGGGCCAACTGCTCGCGATTCCATTTGACTGCATCTATCATGCTGGACAGTTCTACATTGGTCCACGACTGCATCATGATTGCTTGATTGACTTGCTGAATAGTTAACATAGTTCGCTCCTAAGTTCGTTACAGTTTCTATAGTATAAGCTCAGTCCCTGAGTTTGTCAACCCCAGTCCTTCTTATCGCCGAAACGCTCATTGTACTCGTAGCCACGGAAGTATTCACGCAACTCTTTGAGGCTCATGTCCTTGCTTTCAACACGAGTACCCTTGTAGGTACCTTCGGGATACCAGTGTGGCTCCTGTGGGCGACCATAGTAACTGTCTGCTGACCCACGATCAAATGGGCTACCGTGCCAAGTTTCGTATGTGACACCATCCATCTTGACAGTGCGTTTTTCCATTACATCAATCATCGTTCGCTCCTTAATTTCACTATACCTATAGTATACTACCGCTCCGTCATTCTGTCAACCGGTAGTGACCGGTGTGTTGCATAAAAACAACATGGTCCGCCCTCCAGGAATCGAACCTGGATTGATCGCTTAGAAGGCGATTGTTCTATCCGTTGAACTAAGGGCAGATGGTGCGACTGACCAGAATCGAACTGGTACGACTTGCGTCGAGAGATTTTAAGTCTCTTGTGTCTACCTATTTCACCACAGTCGCAATCTGGTGGGCCCTCCGTGAGTCGAACACGGCACCAATGGATTATGAGTCCACTGCTCTAACCAACATGAGCTAAGGGCCCTTGTGGTTTACTTAGCCGCTTCCTTTGCTACTTCTTGAATTTTAGATTTGCCGTTGTCTAGGATGTTGGCAATGCCTGAGAAGCCAACTGTGAAGAAGATACCGCCGGCGATGAATGTTACGATGTATTTTATCATGACACGCTCCTTTACTGTTTGTTAAAGTATAACACCAAAAGGGCCTGTTGTCAAGCCCCTTGGATGCGTACCTTAGAACGGTGCGTCTTCGTCTTCTGCAGGAGTTGTAACACGAGGAGCCACTGCCTTGGCGGGCTTCTTAGTTACTGCCTTCTTGACTGCTTTCTTGACTTCGACTTTAGGAGCACGATCGTGCTTAGTCAAGTACTCCGCAATGGCTGTCTGCGCATCTGCATCAGAGAACTCAGGGAGAGTTGCGATGAACTTTGCAGCCTCAGTCTTGAGCATAGAATCTGCAAGTTCCACGAGACGAATGTCTTCGTGTCCGCTTTTGGCGAGGTTTTTAACTCGCATAACATCATTGGCGAAGCGGATCTTGTAGTCGCCGTTGAGTTTAGAAACACCTGCTACTGTAAACGTTTTATCAGTTGCCATAATTAATTGCCTTTCAAAGTTTAAAAAATTGCCTTATGCCAATTTCTTAGCATGTCCTTATTATAGTACCGAAGTACCAATTTGTCAACCACTTTCTTACGATTGGTTGTCCAAAATCTGCATCATTCGGACGCCACACCACATCACAGCACAGCCCAAAAAGCTCAGCAGGGTCGCTGTAGCCAATTCCGTGTCTGTGATGCTGTTTTCAATACCGCCCACTCCGCCCATAGTAAGCAGGAGTCCTGTGATCATTAAGAAGGTTGCTGAGTTCATTGTGCCTGTCCTTTGTGTTTGGATTTACGAGTATAAGCCTTTTTGTTCTTTACAACCTTTTGCTTGAAAGGGCTGTCCTTGTGGAACAGAACAAAATGGGCACGGGTTGCCTTTAGTTTCATTTTGAGCCTCTTACTTTGTTTCATAATACAGTTATTATACAACCAAAAGTCCAAAATGTCAACCAAAAGATTGTTGTAAAAAAGCCACAGGGTTTTGGTAAGTCTCAGTGGCATCGACTAGCAGGTTTCGTAGAGGGTTTATATAGCGGCGGACTTATAGTCTGCTCTACGGGAACGCACTTGTCCCCTCCCGCTTGTTACTCTTCTTCAGTCTCTTCCTCGCTGGGCGGATAGAACGCTACACTGACTCCGTCAAAGCCTTGTAGGCTATCGACTTCATACTTCACTGGGCAGGAAGCAAGCCATGTCCAAAAGTCCATTACTTGTTTTCCTTGTTCAGAGATTGGCCGATGTCTTGCAGTTGCTCTGTGAGGCCCGTGGCATCTTCTTTCAATGATCCGCCACCAATCACAACGCCACCTGCGGCTTCCAGTTGATCCATGATGTTATCGGAGTCATCTTCTGCGTTATCTTCTTCCCATTCGCGGATGCTTTCGCTGATGCACATACACTCGTCGATCTCTGGGTTGATCTCTTCGGCTATTTGATCAGCAGTCATACCGTCGAGTTCATAGTAGTCATCACCGTTCTCATCGAACAGGCCAGCGAAGCACATACCTGATTCCCAATAGATGAGCTTGACCCGAAAGCCCAAGTCCATGAACTTCTCCATGGCGGCCACAGGCGGTGCCCAGGCTGAGTCAAAACTCATGCGGAGAGCATTAGGACCATCTTCGGTGATCATACCGTCATCACCACCTACATCCCACTTGGTGCCCCACTCGTTGACGCAGTAGTCATACCAGTTGCCATAGCCATGAACCTCTAGGTTACGGGCTGTGTCCTCTTCGAGCTTCTTCTGCTCGTCCGGGTCACCCACAGAACCTGCTACGATATGCAGACTCTTAGGCACTGGGCAGAACTCATCAAGCAAGCGACCATCAACATAAGCCTTCTTGGCCCTCTCGATCATCGCTGGATCTTCATGCTCAAGTTCCAAATAGTTATTGCACCAATTAGGCATTCTCAATCTCCTTCAGAGTTAAACGGGTTGCGGGATATACGATACGACCTTCATACTCCAACTGACTCTGCTCAAAGTCAGTGAGATAGTCGTCTGCTACCACTTCCCAACCAATGATATGGTTGCGATAGTAGTCATTGTCTTCTTCAATCTGGCCACGGAAGTGCTCTACCAACTCAGCCAGTGCTTCGGCATTACGCATCACAGAGCCTAGGTCATACTTATAATCCTGGCCGCCCTTGAACTTCCAATACTGTGGGCAAGAGCCTTCACCGTCCCAATCATGGGCACCGTAGTTCTCTTGGGTCTGTGTTGTGATTAATAGTTGCATCAGTTTCGCTCCTGTTTTGCTAGTCTATGTATATATTATACGGCCAGTCCGCCAATTTGTCAACCTAGGGCTTTTAATAACCCTACAACGCATAGGACTATTGCTACTCCGTTAATGATCATCTGTGGCTTATTTGCCACACGATAACTCCATGCGAAGAAGCAAAGGCCCCCTAAGAGTGCTACAGAGTTCCTAAGGTTGTCATAGCCCGGAAAGAAGTTGGATATGACATACATCGTTAGGATGAATGCTGTGCCCAGCCACTGTATTGTTTCGTTGATATCTAATTTCTTCATGTTAATAGTATAGCACCAGCCCACCAAAATGTCAACCGGTAGTGACCGGTAACCCTACAGTTTGGCAGGGTACTCAAGGTGAACCCCCTGTTGCTTTTACACAACAGAGGGTTCGGTGGCCTACCCGGGAGCGAATCGGTTCAGCCGTTGCCTAGGGGAGCGAATCCTAGGACTTCGCATCGTCGTCGCGACGAGCTTATTCTTAGAGGCTAATGCCTAATGCTTTAGCCTTGTAGCCTAGAGCTACGATTTCACGGCTTGGCATGCCCATTTCGTACTCAGTAACGGTAACACCGTTGCCTGCTGTACGGCTGTTCGCATAAACAGCGTAACCGCTGTGACGAATGCGACTGGCTTCTGCTGCCAAGTTCTTAACACCAAAACGCTTCTGCGCTTGAGCGGCGGTTAACTTCTCGCCATTGTAAAGTGCGTTGAACACTTTGAAAGTCTTAGTTTCTGGATTGAATCTTTTCATTTTGTTTCCTCTGTTTAATAGTGCTGATGTTCCGTCAGCGTCCTACTAGTATAGCACCTTTGCAGTAAAGGTCAACGGTCTACTTTACCGAATCAATTACATCTTTAGCCAAATCAGTGTCCATTACTGTATCCATTTGAGCAGCCACTAGGAGCTCAAACACCACACGGGCCTGCCCACGACTACGTTTGGGTAGGTTGCTCATGAAGTCCTGTACCTCTTCCATGCTGTCCAAAGCCCAAAGCCTATTGGCCAAGGCCCTCTGCTGTTTGGATAGACCTTCTAGTACTATCACGAGTTCACCGTTTCAAAAGGGCTGAGTTCCTCAACCATTCTATCAAATACAGCCTCGGACACAGCAGGGTCCTGCTGTTCCTCTACACCGTTCATCTCCATCCAGGCATGGACATAGCTCTCTGGGATGTCCAAAACATCTGCAATCTTGTAGGCGCTCCAGCCATTGATGTACATTTGTTCAATGTCGTATGCATACATATCCAATTCAGCCATCTTACTCATCAAAGGCCTCCTCGCCCATTTCGGTTACTGTTTCATTTACAATGCCCAAGTCCTTGATGCGGGCTGTTTGATCTTCGTTTGATACACCCTGGAAGGCTGTACGGAACGACTGATGCTCTGCTAAGAAGTCAAATACATCATATCGATCCCAACTCTCTGGAACTTCAAGCTCTTGGTATAGCTCTGTGCGTACGATTACTTTTTTCATGCTACCTCCTCGGGCTTGAACTTCTTCATTGCAGTTGCCAAACGCTTCCAGCGTCCGTTTTCGCGTGTATGATAGAACCACTTGCCTGTTTCCATGTTGTCATCGTACTTGAACAGATAGAAGTATTCGCACCAACTGCCGTCGTAGTATGCTTGGGCTTCCTTAATAGTTGGGAAAAACTTATAAGGAGCATCCTCGCCTCTGTCGCGTGTGTAAAAGGTACACATATCCTCAACAGTCTTTTCGTATGCTTCGCGCTCGTCTTTGTCTTTAATCTCAAGCGAGCTGAACAAGTGCTTGTCGCCAATCTCTGGGCGTAGGCTAGACAAGTCACCCAGGGCAATCAGGTTGTTGACCTTAGGACTTGCTGAATAGTGTTTGTTGAGGATACTGCCGTTGTGCTGGAGATAGCCATCCCAGTGACAGTAGATTGCCTTAACGGCTTTGCTATTTGGATTTTCAATAGCAATCATTGAACGTGTACCCATTTGTTTCGCTCCTTAATGTGTTACAGTTTCTATAGTATAAGTCCATTTGGGGGATTTGTCAACCCCCCAAATATTACCCTTCCAACGCGGCGGTGTATTGCTCTACCGCAATCTCTTTGAACGAGCGCAGGAACATAGGGCCTACGTCTAGCGATACATAGTTGTCGCCCTGCATACCCTGTTCGCTGTACTCCACGTCAACGCTGTTCAGCCCAGCGGCCAACAGTTCTCCGCAGAGTTCGTCTAAGAACTGGCTGTCCGTATAGATCAACCCGTCCTTGCGAACGTCCCATTGCTTGTCAAAGTACACGCAGAGCTCACCAAAGTCTTCTTCCTCATTGATGTAGGTCACTGCAATGCCTGTGACGTTTACTTTCTTCGCAACGTCCGACCAGTAGCCATCACCAGCCGTTTCCAGTACACAATTGAATTTGATCATCATCGCTCCTATGTTGTTCAAGTGTTAATTATAGCACAGAAGGGAACCATTGTCAATCTATGTCTACCTATACGAACGTCTCGTATAGGCCTTGACGGTCATTACTGCCTACATGCTCCGCCGCAACTCCGGGCCTCTGCCCTGTTTCATGCTCCTGGACTTGACCAGCGCCCGTCGGTACTGTCGTCATCCCAATCGCCTAGCGGTGTAGGTAACCCTAATTCATTTGCTTAGGCAGAGTCTCCAAACTCTCTCCGTATCCCTTGGCTACGACCCTTTTTGCATTTCTGCGTGGGTCCTTGCATTTGAGGATCGCCTTGCTTTCTAACTGTTCTTATTGTACAACCACCTGGCCAAACTGTCAATCAATAACCACAACAGCCTTAAGGTTATCTTCGGGCTCCTCGTCAAAGTCAGGCTCTACGAGCTTGTCCATGCGATGGTAGTCGCTGTACCGTACGAAGCCCATGTCCACACGGCCTACACTAGGGGCTACCTGTGTACGCCAATGATCCCCGTACCCATAGGCAAAGTGTACATCCAAATCACCATCCATGCCCTGTAGGGCTTCAATCAATTCAGATACTTTCATGCTTGCTCCTTAAAGACTACCATTTGCATTTTGTTACGGGCGCGATCCTCTACGAACGCATAATTGTTTTCAAACTCCACGTTGGGGTTACTGAGGATCTTCTTTGCAATGATTCGTACACTGCGCTCGTTGATGCTGTCTGTGACATCATAGCCCGGGCCATGATTCTCTGCACCGTCTGCGGTGTAGGAATACTTGCCATTGCAACCGCACATACAGCCAATTCGTCCGTTATAGACTTTGACAATCTTATCTATGTTCAACATAAGTTCGCTCCTTTTGTTTAACTTAGCCTATAGTATACTACCACTTCTAACCGGTGTCAACCGGTTTGTTGAATAACCCTACTGCCCTTAGGGTTATTTTTTGCTGTATTCTACGCTGGGCAACTCGGCTACCCACTTCTGGTAGTTACGATCATGATCATCCAAGGGTACCCTGCCGAACTCTTTGACTAGATAGAAACGCATAAGCTCACGCTGGATTAGGCTTATGACATTGTCATCACCATTGAATAGTACGAACTGCACAGGGCATCCACTCCAATTACGATCCTTTAGGAAGCGGTGTGCCCACTTGCGGTGCTGGGCATTAGAAGAATCAAAGATCACATGGGGCCTCGCATAGGCTGATAATAGGTTGTTACTCATCAATCAATTTCAGGGAACACGCTACGAACATGCTCTTCTGCCTTGTTAATTTCAATTGGGTTTAGAACTTGTGGAACATTCTGCAGAGCCGTATCCTTGCCATAGGACTGTATGTTGGCACGTGCCAGGGCAAAGATCTCCCGCTTGTTGGCACCACAGATGATGCTGATAGGGTCAGGTTCAGCCTTGACCATATCCAGGGCATACATGGTTAGAGTATGGCAGTCTACTGCCACTTCCATCTTCATTGTGATGCGCCTTACGCCATCTGGATGCTTAACTGCTTTCATAGTCGTATATTAACACCGGTCATGACCGGTTGTCAACCCACAATGGCTATGAAGTTGCCCGAACCATACTGGCCCTCAGCAATCTGCCTAGCATAGCCGCTACTGATAGCAGAGATCTGTACATCTGTGAAACTGCCGTTAGGCAGTCTCACTCTTACAATATATGTCGTCATATTAGTTGAACTCGTAAAAGGTTACACTAGGGTCAATGCTTTGCAGTTCGCGAGCCGCACGTGTCAGGAACTGATAGCGTTGTTGGACCTGGCTGCGGCTCAGTTCGCCGTCGCAGGTAAGGTTCTCTGGGCTGAGCTCTGCGTCAATTGAATCTGCAATCTTCTGACGATCCTTTGCATTCAACAGGCTCAGGGGTGCAGTGCCAAACAGTTTGGCGAAACTGTTCTTACGCTCTACATATTGCTCAATGGTTGCTATGTTCATATCGCGCTCCTTTTTGTTTAACTTAGCCTATAGTATAGCACCGGTCAGGACCGGTGTCAACCGGTTTTGGTTGTTGTATTTTTGCAACACACCGGTCACTACCGGTTGACATAGACAGGGACCTTTGCTATACTATGATAGTCGAACAGAGGGGGGTGGACGTGGAGGGTGCCTGCCGGATCTAGAGTCTGAACCAAAAAAATGGGCACCCTTAGGCGCCCTAAAATATGAACACACTTTAATCTAACCAACAGTCCTCTGCTCGCTGAACAGTGGTATCCTGCCCACCAATATAGCCACCTTCAAAGCCGTTGGGCCCTGCTTCTAGGAACAGCCTATCGCCCTCTATGCGATAGATCCTGCCCGACTGTTCGATGTCGCATTTAAACGACACCCAGTCCCCAATCTTTACTGTTTCTCCGTCTACTCTAGCCATTACATACTCCAGTAGGATTCTGATGCTGGTGAACAATAGTGTGGAGTGTCATAACGCTCTGTGAACTCGCCACCACCCATTAGGTTCTGCTTGGTCACATAGGTTTCGTGTATCTCATAGCGGAACCCGTGTAACTGTCTGTAGGTGTTCTTTACAGTATGCTCCAGCATGGTCAGCTCTGTGACATTGTAGTCATTCTTACTGACCAGTCGCTCGCCCTTCTTAGTACGAGCATCCTTCTTGTAGATTTCAACGGTATAGGTAGTCATTGTGCAAAGATCTCCTTAGAAAGAATCTTGTCTTCAACCAATTGGTTGCAGGCGTTAAGAGTCAGTTGGAATACCAAATACATCTGAGCTTTCTGCTCTGGAGGAAAGCCTTCGATTTGATCTGCAATCTGCTCCAGGGTTGGAGTAGCAAATAGCCCGCTACGGGGGATTGGGTTTTGAACTATATCATACATCGGTTTCGCTCCTTATTAATTACTATACCTACAGTATAACACCGGTCACTACCGGTTGTCAACCTCTATCTTTAGATTATCCATGACGGCTTCCAGGGTATCATAGGCCATTTGCCAGCGATCACCCTCTATGTTATAGATCTGATTGACGGCATCATTCAGGGTAGCCACAGCCATCTTCTTACGATACTCCAAGTCCTCCAACATCAAGTCCTCTTGTGGGTTATACATTATGCCACCTCCTTCACGCGGATTACGAATCCACTGTAGTCCTTCTTAGCACGGCCCTTGGCCTTGAGCCCTAGCATAATGCCCTTAGGGTCTAGGAAGCGCAGATCAGTTTCATCAGCACTGGGTACACCTGCTGGGATCTCATCGTAGACAGCCACTACACTCAAGCCTTGTGCCAGCGCCTTAGTGACATCAGCATCGTTGCCGTCTGCTTTAGAGAACGTCAAGTGGTAGTTTGGGTACTGGCTGACCTTACGACCCAGAACCTTTGTATAGTCATAGAACTGTACATCGCTGAACACTTGAAAGATGTTAAGGAACTCGTCTTCGCTGTCGCCCAAGTTCGTATCGTATTTCTCCCAGCTCAAATCACTAGTGCCATTTAAACGGAACACTGGAGTCAAGCCTTGCTTCTTAGCGAACTTGATAGCCTTAAAGATGTCGCTAACCAAATCAGCCATAAAGCCATCGCGATCTTCAAAGAAGTACTTGGTCTTACGAATGCGAGCCTTTTGGATCATGTTGGTCTTTTCGCCCTTCTTGAACATACCGCCACGACCGGCAGTATTAAGGCAAGCGGCAGTACACCCAGCCGTCCGTTTAGGGCAAGTCTCACGACCCGATAAGTCAGCAGGTGCAAGATGTAATATGAAAGAAAGATAGCCCATCTTAGTACCCTTTTGGATCTTAGGATTGGCAGTACTTAATAGTTTGAACATAGTTTCGCTCCTTTTGTTTAACTTAGCCTATAGTATAGCAAGGGTCAGAACCTTTGTCAATCGGTCACTACCGAATACCCAGACGAATAGACGGGACTTTCGGTCACTACCGGTTGACGTATCCCAGGAGTGGCAGTATACTATAAACACTAAGAGAGCGAAGAAAACTAAAAGGTCTTAGTCATCGGTGGGTTCGAACAGACATGCTGGGGATGGACGTGGAGGGTGCCTGAAGGGTTTTCCGGTGCAAAAAAACAACAGAATTTCAAAGACCTGGTTGACAAAAGGGTTGTAGACTGAAAACAACAGATACCGGTCGCTACCGATGTGGCTTTAGAACAACGGTTTTTCACGATCTAGATGCGAATGATTCTTATTTAGACCGCCGGTAACGACCGCTTTCTCAGTAGGGTCATTGATCTATACTAGAGTCTTCACTGTGATATAGTGGGTTCACAGTCAGGAGGCTGTACCGGTACTGACCGGTTATGCTGAAAACAGTGAGAAATATGCACCGGTCATGACCGAAATATGCAGAGTGGTCGCTACCGGCGGTCATTACCGGTACAGTCATTCGTGGTTTCTCCGCAACGGTAACTACCGGTTTTCATAGGTTTGACAGAGAATTCGGTTGACACCGCCGAGAGGCATAGTTCAAATACTCACCCACCATTCTTTACCGTTTTCTTTATCTTACGCTTGACCTTGGCCACAGTCTTACGCACTGGTTCAGGGGGTACTATCCATCCAGGAATGTTCTGTTCAGGCTCTGCATATGGTGTTAGTTCTGGCTCTGGCACCGGCTCGGGCTCAGTAGGTATAGTCTGCAACTGCTGTTCTTGCTGTTGCCGCTCTTGTTCGAACTCCCACTCATCAGTTGAAACCCAAAGATAAGCCGCCATGATCACAGTGATCACTAGTGTGCGTTTGAGATAGGTTAGCCAAAGCGGTTCGAATATCATACCTAATTATAGCAGAATCCTACAGCGGGGTCTACAGTTTATCTAGCCAAATCTTGTGTACACACGTAGATTCTGCCAAACCCAACAGCGGGGCCTAGCAGATATTGTGTTCTATATTAGCGTTCGGCCCGAGAATGGTGTGTTACTGTAGAATGCTACAGCGGGGCCTTTGGGTTATAGTGCTCTATAGTGCTCTATAGTGCTCTATAGTGCTCTATAGTCAATTATAGTGGATATACGTTAGTGTTATTAACTAACTCAATCTGTGGTTCCCAATCTGTGGCTCTAAGGAACTGTTGTTGATTAAGTCTCTGTGCAAATGCCTGGGCCATCTGCTCTGCCAACTGTTTACTGGTAATTGGACGACCCTTTAGCTCATCTTCAGCCATCTCTCTCTGTGTTTGATTGCGTGTGCGACTGTATGCGTGTATGGCATAGAACATCATAGTATTATCCTTTATTAATGGTTAAGGGCCAATTGCTACAGCGGGGCCTATAACATATTTAACGAATTTGCGTTGCAAATTTTTTGCGCTGGCGCTTCGCGCTCTTCGAGCGCACGGGGACTCTTGGCGCTGTGGATAACCTGTGGATAAGTATTGTATATAGGGAGCGACTCTATGCTGGTAAAGTGTTATAGACTGTGGAGCAACGATTGGCAAGAACTGGATCGTTTGGGTCTCTATGTTCAGCGTGTAGGCGGATGGTGCAGTATTGGAGTCTGCTGTGTGGACTTCTATGTACCCGAAACTCAAGACGGTATGTTCCTATTAATGAACGATCAACTACAGTATCGATGGAGGGATTCATGGATAGTCTAACTAGAATACGTGCCTATGACTTCAGTCTGGAACAGTTAAATCGTGTGCATGATTTGAACTGTACAGGCTACTTCCACATCATACACATACAGTACGATGATCTCACTGATCACTATGTTACTCTGTTAGAGTGTGATGATCGCTTGGCCACTTGGATAGCACTACTATGACCCAGCGTCGACGTCGTCCTGGCGACTCTGTTGATACTGTGCGAAAAGCCTAGTCACTGCTTCCATCTGTTCCTGGAACACATGCGGGGCTGCCGTGGCCGCTTGTTGCATGTCCCAATCCGTGGGAAAGTGTCTAAGTATTGCTCGGGCTTCCTGTCGTATCTTCAAAGGCACACGGGGAGTTTCACTAGAATAACTGAGGCTCTGTAGGAAACGAGCCGCCCACATCACTGCACGATAGCGTTCATCAGGTAGGGTCATTGGCCGTGCTTTCTTGTAGGGTGGCCACTAGGGCTATGACGACCTGTGGGTCTTCTATGTCTGTGTAGGGCAGGCCCGGTGCGGCTTCTCGAATGTCTATGCCTCGTGTCTGGCACTCCGCTAGGTAACTGTCACGGAACTGGGGTTCAAAATAGCGCACAGCCTGTGCTCCAGTAAACAGTTCCACACAGAATATCTGTCCATTGGTACGATCAAACACTGCTGAGGCAATGTGGTTTTCTTCACCGCCCCAATCAATATACTGTGCGTGTTCACCCCAACACTGCCATTCAAATTTGCTGGTGCCACGGCTTTCGCCCAGGGTGGGCAGTATTTCTAATATGTTCATCCTTGCTTCCTTTGACTGAGTCTAAATTGATCACGTAGCCAAGCACGGTACTCCCGCCAATAGTCTTGATAACTACGCTGTGGTTGATGATAGTCTGCTAGTTCGTCACGATTTTGTAGCCACTGCTCGTGTACCCAACGACGGAATTCTCCTGTTTTCATTGTAAGACCTCCTGGTAGCGTTGTAAAAAAGTCTCTACCCAACAACTGTGTTCTTGGGGTTCCATGCTTAGTGTGCGATAGTGTACCCAATCGTGACCCTGATCATCCTGAATGATGTGTATGATCTGATACTGCTGACCCTGGTCGTCTTGCCATATTTGGTTAGGGGTTAGACTTGTCATTGCTCTCTCCAAAAGTTTCATATATGGCCAGTACCATACGTTGGCTTTCTTCTTCAGTCAATTCACTCTGCAACTTGTTAATACGGAAATTACGTCCAGGGAAACGCTGTTTGATAGTTTGGAACATGGTTCTAAAGTCTGGACCCTGTGCCAAAAACTCACCGTTGCTGGCATAGGCATAGTAGTGTTCACCCACACGCTCTACGTCAAACTTACATTCTTCTTGGGGTATATCCAGGGCATCACGTATGTTCTCTGACACTGCCAATTCACCCGATATGATGCGGCGGCGTAGGTCCTCTTTGAGCAGAGATAAGATACTGGCCTGGCCCAATTTAAAAGCCATCCAAACAAAGCCAGCAACTAATAGATAATCAAACAAAGTCATAGCAGTCTCCAGTTTAAATATTTAATCAGGTCCAGCGTAGTATGAACCAATCACGCTTGGCTTCTTTGCGCCAACTAAACAGGCCTTTGTCTTCTACCACATAGGCATCGTTCTCCCTAGCCCAGGCTATCATTTCCTGGATTTGATCCTCTGTGTACTGTGCAAAGTCTACCTTAACACCTTTGAGTCTAAACGGACCAACTTCACAGGTTTCCAACTTAGGACCCTTGTTTTCGTCTGCGGTCATGGGAGGCATAAACGTTCCGGGTGCTGGAACATTTACTGCTGTGGTATTCTTCTTTTTGCCTTTTGTTGCCATTATTGAAATTTCATCCAAAATTTAGTTAGTGCTGACTGGTTCAGTAATTATAACATAAGTGCGGGTGCTTTGCCAATCGTTTTGGCTGTAATGTCATTTTCTGCATAGTTCTAATAGGGTTAGATACTTCATGTAGGCTTTCTGCACCACAGGATGTTCAATACGCACACGTTCATCTCTGCGTAGCATTTGAACGATTTCATCATTGTCTTTAATTCTGTGTTCGCGTTGTTCGTACCATGCCAGTATGTCTTCTAGTTCTTGCAGTTTGTCTCTGGGCAGGGTTACATCTACGCAGTCAACTTCTTCTACTTCGAATGTTTGATTTGCCAGTGTATCACTAGCAGTGACATTCCAAAGATTAGTGTAGTTGCGTAGGCGAGGTATCCTGCGCATCTTACGCTGACTGGGAAAGACCTGCATGTCATATTTTCTAAAGAAATCTTTACTCATGAACGCCACCTTAATACAAACCAGTTCCGATCCTTTTCTTCTTTAAACCAAAACTTACGATTGTTCATATACCAACGTTGTAGGGGTTCAGGGGTTTTAATTTCTCCCCAGATTTTGTCACGGTCGCCACATTCTCCGAACGTATCTGAACACCATGTTTCCATGTCCATCCAATTGCCACCTATGGGTTCTACACAATAGTAACGACTGCCGTAGACTGTGCCTTCACTTAATAATAAGTCTTCCACAGGACGTTCCAACACATCATCCAATATTCGTTGCAGGGCTTGTCCATTAAACATATTGTTCAATACACTCTTACCAGCGTGTCTACCAGTAACCTGAACATAGCCCTTACCTTTATATCTTGTCATAACCACATTATCCTAAATAATGTTCCGTCTTTGGGATTCTCAAATCTAAAAGCAAATCCTTCTGTGCTGTTGTATCCATGCAGATGATAACGGCCACCGGGTGCAGTATCAAACCAATCTAGTATTTCTTTAATTGGATACTTAGGAGGATGCAGTATGTCGTCCCAAAGCACAATGACTTCGTACCATTCTGGAGGAGGCCAACAGTCTACTTTTATCATAGCCAACGCAAAGTAAACCATGCGGCTTCTTTTGGATCTTCAAATACCCAAACTAAACCCATAAACTCTACGCCACTTTTACAATAGTCTTTGACCCACTGGTCAATCTCTTGCCCAGTTTCCATCATCATAGGCTTTAACACAACACGAGTCCAACCAATACTGCACAACATATCTGTAAGGATATGGAAGTCCATTTCATTGGCAAGTTTGGTTGCCATTTCTTCTACAATCTCTTGCTCTAAGGTCATCGTTCGCTGTGTTTGATTGCTAGGAACATAAACTTCTTATGCTTTGGTTCCCACCACTTGCCTGACTCTCCACAACGATCATCTCTGTCAGATCGACCAATGCGAGCAACACCACAGGATTCGTATTTGGCAGGAACTTTTTTGTCTCCTACAACAGGATTGGGTTCGGTATGCGTTTCTTTAAAACTTTTATTGCACTGGTAGGCATACTCGCTGTTAAAGCCGTGCGTTAAAATATTTGAAATAGTTCTAAAACTATGTTTACAATCTTTGCAAAGTAATTCACTCATCGCGCTCTTTCTCTAGAATTATTGATAGTTAAAATTATACTATCAACCTAGAGGAAAGTCAAGTACCAAACTTGCGTACTCGTATCTGTTCTATGTTAGAATCGGCAATTCTGCTGGTATGGATTGTTCGAACTAGATGTAGATCAGCAGTGACCCAATCTATATTTTGGTATTTGGTTAGGAACGTACAGGACTGTTCATTTGGGAAAAAGGATTTGTCTTTGCTTTCTTCCCAGCGATCCCATTCATATGCACAGGTCCATTCAAACTCTTCATCGTTATAACGGAACGTGCTGTTCTCGATATAGTCCAATAAGTCGTTGGCTATTGGATCTAGCATATCTGCACACTCACGTCTGATTGCTGTGAATAGTTCAGTTCTATATTTGGCCCATTGATAAAGATAGCAACGGAATACATTGGTAGTAAACTCTGGTAAAGTCATACTGCGCCAATCTCTATTACCTCTTAGACCATCTGTAATCTCTTTGAAGTACACATGAATTGGATCCCAGAAGTCTTTGACAGATTCTGCCGCTTTGTAAAGTCTAGGCATTACTTGACTAGGAGGTGTGTTCCTGTGATGGTACATAAAGTCTATCAAAGGTTTCAGCATGTGCTGATTGGAAAAGATAATGTCCATGTCAGTCATGAACATCATTTCAATCCAGTCACGTTCTGTGTAACTGTAGGCACGTACAGGAATAAATGCTGTGGCTTCTTTAACTGTGTCTGTGTCGTAGATTGCTACATAACGGTTACCTGTCTTTTCAGTTACCTCGCCGCCTTCGCTTTCCATACCCAGGGGCACTAATTTTATATCATACTTCTTAATGTATTCTGGATCAGCACTAGGGCTATCTGGTAACACAAACATCGGACTGCGTGTCACTCCGGCATACTTGTTGAACACTTGGTAAACAACATCACACTCGTCATAGAACACTTCTAAGTTCTGTCCAGGCATGCCTACCATTAGTTCTACGTGTACATTGGCATCGTACTTGTCAATAAAGTGTCGCGCCAGTTTAATATTCTCTTCTAGACTAATGTCTTTTCTATCAATGTTTACCAATGCTTCTTCAGATATAGTTTGTATACTCATCTGATAACTCTTGATAATCTTAGACTTCATTAACGGTTCTAAGATATCATAACGTTTCTGTACTTTAGTCTTGGCCACGCCGCAGAGTTGTAGGTCCATGCTATAGCCAATGCTTTCGTTAATCTTGCCCAGTAACTCTGCTTTACTGACATCACCTGGATCAATTCCAAAGTTAGCATCAGTTAACCATATGCAACCTACTTTAAGTAAAGGCAAGTAACTAAGGTCGTCTTCCATAATTTGGTAAGGCTTGACAATAACTTTACTGTTGATACCTCCGCCCCACTCACAATATGTACAGCCATAAGGACAGCCACGACTGCCTTCGTAGAGCATACTCAAACACCATCCATCTTTCTCTGCGTGTTCTGTATACTTCAATGCTTCGTCTAGGTTGGTTTCAACTACACGATCTGGAAACTCGAATGTTCTTTTGTAAGGTTGTGGCCCGTGTCCTAGTTTGTGATAACTGTTGCGTACATTTTTCCAATCCAAGGTACCTTCCGTGATTTGATCCAATGTGTCATGCAAGAACCATTCGCCATACTCAGTAGGAGTACAGGTAGCATCTATGTATGGATGTTCCTTGAACCACAGCATAGGTGTAGTGTAACTACTGCCCTGATGTGGCCCGCCCATTACTATCACAGCATTGGGTAAACGTTCTCTCACAGCCTTGGCTACAATCTTAACAATATTGTAACTCCACATATAACTGTTAAAGGCATAAACATCTGCGTTATGACTAACTGCTTCTTCAATAATATCTTCCAGTTCCCAGCCTACATAATCTATCACAGGAGGGATCCACTGCCATTGGTCAGCATACTTACTATGGAGCTCATAGTATCTCTTAAAGCCAAAGAACATCATGGGAAGATATAATTCCCTATTGGATGTATCAAAACGGAAGAAGTATATCTTTTTCATATTAGTCGGTATCTAAAACTCATTGCGTATCTGTTATGTGTAGGGTCACAGCCAAATGTTCTGTGTCTGAATAAAGGGTTGCGGGCATCCACAACGGCAAATGTTCCGTCATGTGGGAAGTGTTCGCAGAGTTGTTCTACGGAACCGTCTTCACTTTCTCTACCAAACTGTATTTGCCCCCGCCATTGTTCGTTCCATGACTCTGCATCTCCAAAGTACATTAGTACAAAGAAGTCACTGCTGGTATTATTATCACAGTGCCAGGGCAAATCCTCTTGTCCATTCCATAGTCCGTAACCATTGGGTGCAAGGTTACGCATATATCTTTGATGCTGGTGTTGTTTTTTAACTAGACTATCACGTAATACATCAAAGAATGGATCTCTAATAAATTCTTCTGCTAGAAACTTTACAGCCAACGGAGCACTATCATAGGTATAACGATCTCTCAATACTTCTGTGAAGTTATATTCTGCGTTATCGTCTCCGTTGACAACGTTAGGCAACACAAACCAATCTGCAGAACTAGGATATCCATCGTTCCAATTTGTGTTTTGAATAATTGTTTTTGCTTTATCGTAGATGTGACGAGGGGTTATCCCTAAAAGATACCCCTCTGTATAGAATTGATAAAGATTAAATTTAGTAACGATCACACAGTACTTATCACTGTGAACGATCCTGTTCTTTTGTCAAGGCGCAGACCATCATAAAATAATCCCAAGCCTTTTTCACAGCAGGATTATCCATCAGTTTGTCTGCTTCTAACTGCATGGCTTTGACACCTTCTTCAGCAATCTCTCTAGCACTAGGAATCTCTACATAGTAGCGATCGTCTCCAAATGATTTGGCTAGTGCTTCCCAGGCCTTACGTTGCTTTTCAGTAATAGGCTTATTGTGCGGACGCATCTCGCTGGCCTTTTGAACTGCTTGACTAATTGCATCCTCAGCAACACGCCCTGCGGCAATCATAGCCGCATAGTTAGGATCAATATTAAACCTACGGCTACTGCCTCCGGGATAGCACATAACCAGATGACTGCCTTTTGGAAACGCATCCATAAATGTGCTGTCATACTCCGCAACAGGAATATATCTGCGTCCCTTCTTTTCATAGTACAACTTTTTCATAAACCACGTTTACGTCTTTCATGTAGTTCTTGGCAATAGATGCAACGAGTTACACCAGGCTGTGCTACTTGTCTAGCCTTTGGGATGTCTTCTCCACAGTCTTCACATTCCTCTAAACTAGGTTGTGCCCGTTGCTTGGCCAGCTCAGCCTGTACTTTGCCGATGGCATTTTGATTAGTAATTATGCTGTTAAGTTGAGCAAGTTCTTGCTCTTCATTAACACCAGACTCAAATGTATCTTTATCGTTATCTGACAATTTATTTGCCTTTCTTTTTCTTTTTTGGTTTAGGGAAATCAATAGGATTATCTGTATTAGTTACATGAACAGACTCGTGCTGTGCAATCATTTCTCGTAATACATTTTCAACTAATTGATTAAGAGTGATATCCTGTTCATGTGCCATTCTCATTAATTCAAACATTTGACTATCATCAAGTGTAAGAGGAACTTCAACACGAACATCGTAATCTTCTTCTGCTTCAATAGCAATGGCTTTTTGAATCCAATCATCGTCTACTTCTAAATCGATGTAATTGACATCGTCCCATGCTTCTCGTTCATTAACTTGATGACGTCTTGCTTCTGCTTTATGTAGGTCAACAAACTCTGGGTTCATTAAACGATATGCACGATTGTTTCGGTAGTCATATGAACTCACTTCGTAGACTTCCTGAGTTTTTGTATCAAATACAATACTATGACTATGTCCGTCTTGCTCACCATTCCAAGCATCTAGGCGATAAGCATCTGGACCATAACATTCCCATCCATAATTACTACCCTCACTGATGCGATAGTCTACAACTTCCATCCATTCTTTTAGTGTGATCATCGAATTACTTCCTTTTCTCTAAGAGTTACAAATACCTTAGTACCATGCTCACGTATTAGGTCAGCCAGTTCTTGTGGTGAGTCAATACTATACTGTCTTAATGTCTCTATGTCAACCTCTGATTGAAATGTCCAGATCTCTGGAAAACGTTGCGGATTGGCTTTGGCTCGCATAATGAGAAATCCCACAGGCAACTTTTGGGGAGCAGGTTTGTCAGCCAAACTAGCCCACATGGCTTTCTTATCTTGATCCGTTAGATCAACAATACACTCAAAGCCCAAACTATCCCAATAGGCAATATAAAACTTAGCGGACACTGTCCATTTCTTTCATCATGGTCTGCATCAACTTGGTCATCCTTCGAACTGCTTCTTCTGGATTTGGTTGTTGATTAACAGGCACACAGTATGCACTAGGCCCTTGTTGGATAATGTTCTGTGCTTCCTGCATACACTGAGCTCTAGAACTAAACACAGCCACTTGTTGGTCTGGCATGCTTGGCACTTTGGCCGCTATCATTAATGCGAATAATATTTCGTTCATTTTATTTCATCCGATGTTTCGATAAAGTCGTTAATGATCAAATTTAATGCTTCAATTCTGCGTATGTTACCCGATACATCCTCTGGGTGCATCCAATAGCCGTCGGGATTAGAATCCGTCTTGGGATTCTTCTTCCACTTCTTTAGTTCACTCTTTAGATATGAGCGATAGTCTTTTAGATTAAGACTAGTAATACGATCCGCAGTTTCACCGTCGATCCATTGATAAGGTTTATGTTTTGCTTTAGTCATATTATTTGTAATACTTGGCATCGATGATAAGAGCCGCACCTAGTACTGCCCAGAATAAACCAGTGACAAAACTACCAAATACTATCGATAACAGTCCATTGAATAGATTCAATCCGCCAATAGTATATCCAATCGTTTTACGGTTACGACCAAACCATTCCATAAATTTTTCCATTATAATACCTCTTCCTTTAGTGATAACCAAGTTTCTTCCTTGGGTGTAAAAACCAAACCTCTACGTTCCAAAACTGCTCTGCGCTCATCTGCTGATAGTTTTGTCCAACTTTCAACTGTATCATAATTGCCCCAAGACTCTGGAGGCATACTATTATAAATCCAACCTGCTATTTTTTTAAGAGCAGTAACAGTATTACCTGGATGACTGCGTGACATAGCAGTCATAAAGTCATTGGCTAATACTGATGTAAAGAACCCGCCTGGACTGTATCCAAAAACAAGATAGTTATAGATTGGGTGAGAGTATTCATCATCTACTTCCCATTCCAAAAAAGACTTTTTTAATCTGCGTTCACTTAGTTGAGTTAGATACATGTTTGCAAGTTCC